CAAAATTACTGGATTAGCTGCTGGATCAGCAAATGGTGATGCTGTAAGATATGAACAAGTTCTTTTACTCGCAGGCGGTACAATGTCTGGTGCTATTGCTATGGGTAGCAATAAGATTACCGGTCTTTCAGATCCTTCTGCTGCTTCACAAGATGCCGCAAGTGCCGCTTATGTTGATGCTGCCGGTGGGTTAAGTTCTGGTCTTGCTGCTAGTGGAACAAACATTTCTATGTCTGCAACAGCTAGAAAAATTTCAGTTTCTTCTGGCTCAACAGCAACAAAAGTTATCTTGCCTTTGTTATCAACTTTAGTTGTAGGTGAACAATGTAACATTATAAACTCAAGTTCGGCTACTCTAACAATTAGAAATCCAGGAGATACTGCTGATGTTGCTACTTTACCTCCAGGACATATGGCATTTATAACTGTAGCTAATTTAACTTCACCGGGAGCATTTGGTTCTGCGGTTGTTCAACTTAGACAGAATGGATATAATGCAGCAAGTTCTAAAATAACCAATTTAGCAGCCGGTACTGCAAATGGTGATGCTGTAAGATATGAGCAAGTTCTTCTTTTAGCCGGTGGAACAATGTCAGGTGCTATCGCTATGGGTAGCAATAAAATCACCGGACTTGCTAATCCTACCGCAGGATCACAAGAAGCTGCAACTGCTAAGTATGTTGATGATGCTATAGCTGCAATTCCTTCTAGTGGAAGTTTTGATAAAGAAAAATTCACTCTTACTGTAACAGATATTGCTAACGGGTATATAACATTAGCTAGATTAGCTAAGTCAAAATCAATTAAAGCGTCTGTAGGAAGATTATGTATTCACGAAGGTGCTTCTGACGACTATACTGTAAGCACTATTGGAGGAGTATCTAGAATTACATTCTTGAACTCTTTAATTTATCCAGGTGTTGAAGCTCTAGTTGCAGGTGACGTTGTTTTCGTAGAATACTCTTACTAATTATTAAAAGAGATGAAATTACAAACGCTTCGTCTATGGATTTTACATTACTTTAAGGCCTAGCGTTTTAATAAGGAGGGGTAAAACCCTCCTTTTACTAACTAATATGTTGATTTAACAACTAATTATAGGAGAAAAACATATGAAACATGATTTTGAAAAGTTGCTAAAGGAAAAGGGTAAACCTTTAAATGCAGAAAGTGCTAAGGTTATGAAAGACTCTCTTCATGGACTAAATGAAATGATCAAAGACGGTCTTGGAAAAGATATGTCAGGATTAAAGAAAGTCACAGTAGCTTCAAATTCTGCCGAAGGTTTAAAAGAAGGTTTAGACGCTGCTAAAGAAAAAGTAGAAGAAAAACCAGAAGATAAAATCGCCAAAGAAGAAGAATCAGAATCTCCAAAACATGAAGCATCAGAATCTCCTTCTGAAGAAAATGTAGAAGAAAAAGTTGCAGAAGATATGTCTTCGATGTCAGAAGAAGAAAAGATTGCATTTCTAGAAAAGCAACTAGAAGAATTAAAAGCAAAAAAGAAAGGAAGCGAATTAGCTTCGGCTAAAGATTCTATTAAATCAATTTTCTAAGCGAGGTTGTCATGGCTTCTAATAAGTCGGCACTCACTACAGATAAAATCATTGCGTCAATTAAAAGACGTACTATGATGCCTGAATCTTCTATTACATTTTCAAAAGATGATTTAATTGAATTTTTAAATGAAGAAATGAGTATAGGGGTAATTCCTTCTATTCTTCAAATGAAAGATGAATATCTTGTCTATAGAGATGTAGTAGAAATTGAATCTGGCGTGAGTATTTATCCTATTCCATCAAGAGCAATTGGTAACAAATTGAGAGAAGTGGCTTATTCTGATGATTCTATAAATGAGTATAATATGACTCAAATAGAATTAGATAATAAAATTAGTAACAACTTTCTATCTCAAGGTGGATTTTACGCATCTCAATTTTACATTCAAGGTTCTGACATACATCTACACCCAAGCAATTCTAACTATTCCGGTTACTTATTTATTTATTATTATATGAGACCTAATTTTTTAGTACAAGATAATAAAGTGGGAGTAATTACATCAATAGATAGAACAGCAGGAGTCATTACATTAGATAACATACCTTCTAACTACGCGGCTGTTAGTAGCGGTATTACTACAATAAAAGCTAAAGAGTTTGATTTTGTAAGCTCAGATTCTCCAAATAAAATTATTGCGTGGGATATACCGGGAACTATAAATTCAGAATCTCACACAATAACACTAGAAAATCCTTCTGTAATACCCTCTAATTTGAAAGAGGGAGATTATATGCCAGTTGCCGGAGAAACCTGTATACCAAACATACCCACAGAATTGCATCCGGTACTAGCTCAAAGAGTTGCTTTGAGAGTACTAGAAGCTCTGGGAGATTCTACTGGGTTAGCTAATGCTAGAGTTAAACTAGAAGAGATGGAATCTAAAACAGGTGTTTTAATTGATTCTAGAGTCGAAGGATCTCCTGTAAAAATTAAAAATAGACAAATGCAGTATACCCTTAGAGGTAGATTTATGAGAGGAACTTTTTAAATGGCTACTAATTTAACCCTTAATCCAAGAGGGTTATACACTAATTATAATTCGCTTTCTCAAGTTGAAAGCGGCAGCTTACTTAAAGCTGATAATGTTATATTAGATCAAAAAGGAACTATAAAAAAACGAAGAGGAATCAAATATTACGGAGAGTTATTTTCAGAAGAATTTGGTAGCCTTAGCGTAAGAGCTAGGCAATTATTAGAATATAAAGGTAGGATTATACGCCATGTACTTGATAAGTTATCGTTCGATGATGGTACAGGACAGTTTACTAGTTTTACTGGCAGTTATTCTGATAATTCTATTGGTGCTAGAATTAGGGGAATAGAGTATAAAGGGAATTATTATTTTACGTCTGATGATGGTGTAAAAAAAATATCAGTAAAAAAAACAACTGATCTTAATTCAAATAGCATTTTAGATTCTGGAGTAGCGGCTTCTTATGGATTAAAAACACAAGTTATTTTAGATGGTTCTGGTTTTTTAGGATTGGATACATCAACAGGTACTATTAAGTATGTAAAACAACATACTTCATATAGAGTAACTTGGGGTTATACAGATAATAACAATCTTTTAATAGAAAGTGCTCCTAGTGCCATAGTTTATGCTGAAAATCAATATGCTGATTTATTTTCAGTAGATTGTACTATTTATGTACCAAAACATATAAACACTAATTATTTTTTTAGATTATATAGAAGTGAAGTTAGGGCGCAAGATTCAGCTTTATCAACAGAATTTAATTTAATATTTCAAAGAAAAGTAACGGATGAAGAAATTAATAAAGGATCTTTAATATATACAGATTCTTTATCAGAAGAATCCAGAGCAGCAGGAATTCCTTTATATGTAAATCCATACTCAGGAGACGGAGAAGTATCTTCAAATTTTAGCCCTCCTTTTGCATCAGATATCACTTTATATCAAAACCACATATTTTATGCTAATACAAGAAATAAACATACTAAAATTATATCTTTGCAAGATTTATCTGAGTTAAACGGTTCTCAGTTACAGTTAATTAAACCTGATGAAAGTATAAGAACTTTTGTATTTCAAGGTAAAAAAGAACAGTCTACAATTGCTATTCAATCTAAATCTTTTTATAACTCTCCTCAATTTGGAGATTATTTTTTATTAAATAGTGCTAGAAATGAAAGAAGATATTTTGCGCATATTTTAACAGAAGATGTTAAAGTATCTACTACAGCAAATAGTAATATCATAGCAGTTAATACATTTACGTTTACAGGAAATACAACTATATCTTCAGATCTTATAAAATCAATCTCTGGTATCACAACTGGATTTAATTTATATAAAGGTATGTTTATATCCGGTACAGGAATTGCTAATGATTTAGTATATATTAAAGACATATATCAGGACGAATCAAGTAATCTAACTGTACAACTAAGCGCCCCTATAACCGGACTAGGTGCGACAGGAGTACAATTTACAACTAGTTATAGCTCTAGATTTACTCCGGGATTTTCCCTAGAAAGTACTTCTACAACAACTATTACTGACAGCAAAGGTATTACAACTACAACAAAAGTTATCCCGGAAGATACAATTATAGTATCTATAAATACAAAATATATAACCCTAAATACCATATGTCCTTCTACTGCATCTAATATATCTGTAATTACATCTCCTAATACAGCATATACTAATGGAAGAATACCAATTATTATTGATTTAAGACCTCACACATTTACAGGAACTTTTTCTAGTCCTAAAATTACTGGGATATCCGGTACAGTTATTCAAGATTTAGTTATAGGACAAACCGTAACTCAAGCCTCTCCATCTACTTTTTCAGCTAAAATTGAAAGTATTTCACAAACAACGGGAGTTTCTACTTACGAAATTACATTAAACTCCATAACAGGTACAGCATCAGGAACTTCATTTATATCAGAATCGGTAACTGATCAAGCAGTCGCTGGAGAATTTTCAAATTCAATAGCAGAATTAGATGATTTTTTAGGAAACTCAGGTATACCTATACAAGGTAACTTATCTCTTACAAGTGATCCGGTTGAAAGTAAAAAAATTACTCAAGTAAATAGTATTTTTGCACAAAATTTAATTCCAGGTCAAATAATAACAGGAGCAGGAATACCTTCTTCTTCATATATTGAGGCTATATCGGTTGATTTGATAAATAGCACTTCAACTACAACTTATTACACAATAACTCTAAATCAATCCGTATCCTACAGCTTACAACAGGCGAATTTATTGGTAACTTCTTTTCCATTAACAGCCACTACTACCAACACAAGCTACATATTAGATAATATATCCCATCAGTTTATAAATTCAATACCATTAAATAAAATTATATCAGGAACAGGAATACAAGCCAACACCACTATTAAAGCAATTGCTGTAAATGAGGCGGTAGGAAGTAATATTTCAGCAGTCATAACAAAAGATAGCTATGTTATTACAAATATACCAGCATCAAATTTTATAGATACTGAATTTTTAAAAGTTGGAAAATATATAAAATCAATAAGTTTTCCGGATAATTGCATAATTACAGAAGTAAATAGCGCAGCACGTACTATTACTATAAATCAAAAAGCTACAACTTCTGGAACAACTTTTGTTAGATCTCATAATACAATAACCTTAAGTAAACCTACAACAGCAACAGGAAGTAAAATAGCTTTAAGTATTGGGGATAATTCAACTTATCCTATAGTTATTAATTGTAGATTTGTAACAATTCAAAATGAGTCTAATGGATATTCTGATTCTGTTTCTGATGGAGCTTCTCCTAATAGTACAGGATTAACTTTTGTGACTGTGCAGGAAGGTTTAGGGGAAAATAAAAATTCCTCAACTGGACTATTCACTAATATTTTAGTCGAGGATAGCGGTCATTATAATAAACAAGATAGTATTGATATTACAGCTAGAAGTGTTGTAGATGTAATTAATAATGACGTTGAGTTATTTAACTTTACTGGAAGCATAACTTCTGGAAGTAGTGTCATAACAGGCATATCTATTGAGCATAAAAATAATATTATAATTGGAAGGTATATAAAATCTAATAATCACGTTATCCCTGCAGGAACTAAGATAATCAGTGAAGTTATTCAAACCGAAGGTCAAAACACCTATCAAGTTCTTATAAGCAATCAGGCTACTGGAACAGATACTAATTTTACTTTAGAAAAAAAGCACTATACTGCAATTTATTTAGGAGGAGGTCAAATTTCTATTTCAAATTATGGATTAGAAGATACGCCTTTTTGGATATGCGCTAATAATATTTCAGACACTTCAAAAATACCTACCTTAGTTAGAAATTGGTTTCCTAATTTATCTAATCCGGATAATTTAATACAAGACGAAGCTTCAGACGCTTCAAAAAATTCCAATGCTTTATATTTTTCAAAAAGAGATCAGCCAGAATCTGTACCATTAGGTTATCAACTTCTTGTCGGAAGTAGCGATGAGCCTATTTTAAGAATAATACCTCTTAGAGAAAGTTTGTTTATTTTTAAAACAGATGGATTATTTAGATTAACAGGTTATGATGTCAGTAATTTCTCCGTTACTCTTTTTGATAATACAGCTATTTTAAAAGCTGTAGACAGCGCTGTAGTTTTAAGAAATCAAATTTATTTTTTTGGTACGCAAGGTGTTTCTAGAGTATCAGAAGGTGGTATTCAAAAAATATCAAATCCTATTGATGATAAATTAATACCTTTTATAACTAGTTGTCCTAATTTATCTAATTTAACTTTTGGCATATCTTATGAAACAGATGAGAGTTATTTATTATGGACAGCATATAAAGAATATGATACCATAGCTAAAGTTGCATATAGATATAATTTATATACAGATTCGTGGGTTGAGTGGAATATTTCAAAAACTTGCGCTGTATTAAATTCAAACGAAGATAAACTATATTTCGGAAGTGGAGAAGAAGCTACCTTGGAAGTGGAGAGAAAAAATTTTAATAGATATGATTTCTGCGATAGAGAGATATTACTGGAACTTCCACCGGAATCTTTTTCTGGTACATTGATTGTACCTACTAACGGATTATTAGCCGGAGTAGGAGATATTATATATCAATTACAGGGAGTTACCATAAATCAATTTAATCAATTTTTACAAATTGTATCTAAAAATGCATATAGTCCTTCTTTAGTATTACCGACCTCAGTACTTAATAAAACCACAGTCCAGTTGGACTCATCTTCTATAGCAAACTTACAAGTAGGAGATCCTATAGCCGAACAAAATCAAGTAGTGCCTTCTAATACGTATATCACTGAAATTTCTGATAATGTGATAACTTTAAACAAGGAACTATTATGTTCAATAGGAGATGCTGTCATAAAATCTATTGAACAAACAACAACAACTTTAACATTTTTTGATACAACCGGGCTGAAAGTTGGCTTGGTACTTAACGCAACCTCTTCTGATTTAAAAACACAAGTATTCTCAGAAATAGCTACTATCACATCCATAAATGGAAGTACTGTGGTAGTAGACAAAACTACAACTACGGCTTTTATTGGTCAAAAAATAAAATGCAATATTACCTATCCTATGACTTATGTGCAAAATAAAATATTATCGTATAAGATGGTCGGAGGAGATAACTTAGCTTATAAATTAGCTGAACTTGTTCCTTATTTAAATACTTTGGAACAGCAAACAATTCCAGCAGATTCTTTTACGGATTTTTATTTAAAAACAGAATTTAAATATGATGATTCTAAAACCAGCGTTGCAGAATTGCAACTTCAATTTTTTCAAATTGTAGATAGAGTAAACACATCCCCTGGATTTTTTTGCGCCCCTTGCCCTAAATATAATAGATTCACCCCTATTGAAGGTAAAGTTATATCGAAAAGTTTGTTTGATAATAAAATTATACTAGATAGAGAATATCCTTTTCTACAAGGCAGCATGTTTTGTTTTAAAGCAATACCTACAAATGTCATCTTTGTTCCTCAAACTGGAGAGGATGCTTCTAGTTTAAAACAATTTCAATCATGTCAAGTTATTTTTAATAATAGAAGTATTAGTAATGCTCGTATTGGATTTAGTAGTGATGTTAGTTCTGACTACGAGTATGTAGATTTTGTAATAACTTCAGCAAATACTTGGGGTAATTTTACATGGGATACGGGAGTTTGGGGTGGGGAAGGAGATAAAGCTCCTCTGAGAACTTATGTTCCAGCTAGAAAACAGCGCTGTAGATTTATTCAAATTAGTTTTGTTCATTTAGACGCTTTAGAGAATTTTAACCTGTATGGACTATCATTAAGCTACACTCAAAGTAGTGATAGAGCGTACAGATAATGTCTAAGTTATCTTGTAAAAAAATAAATATAAATGACTATAGTACTAATAATCAAGCAGATATTAGTAAATTAGCTAGATCTTTAAACCCTTTAATGGATGACTTAGAGCGTTTATTTAGAAAAAACTTAACTGTCAGTGATAACCTACCATTTCAATATGTTACATTTTCTTGTTCTGTAGATGCCAATGGAACCCCCACAGCTAAAACAAAAATAACCTCTTCCTTAACAACTACTATTAAAGGGTGCATTGTAGTAAATGCTAGTAATTCCACAACGTCTCCCACTTCTGCAGTATACGTTTATTTAAGCTTTTCTGGATCTGAGATAGAAGTTAAGAAAGTTTTTGGTTTGCCAGCAGAAACTACTTTTGATATTACCATTTTATTAGTGAGCTAATATGTCAGTAGGTACGGAAGAATTAAAAAAACAGTTTGCAGGCTTTGATGATCAAGGCAATCCTGTTTTTGACGGAGGAAATGGTCAATTTAATTCTTTGGATAAAAGCCAATTTACAGAATTAACTAAAGAACTTCAAACAGAACAACCTAATAAAAAATTCTCAACACACTTTTCAGATTATCAAGCTAATGAAATAACTAAACAAAATAAATATCTAGGACAAGATGCTCAAGGTAATTCAGTATTTCAAAATGCATCTGGTATTATTGATAAAGCTAAAGGAAGTTTTAGCGAGGGGTTAAAGAGAAAGTTTGGAGATGTAACTTTTGATAAATCACAAGTAGGGTATTCTAATCAAAAGTTAGGAGAAAATGAAGCTAGAGCAGTAAATGTAAATAACCAAGTTGGCATGAACACTAATGCAAATGTTAATACTAAAAAATTTGGAACTCCTCAATTAGCTTCTCAACAACCAGCTCCTCCAACACCAACTAACACTTCAAGACCAGAATCTAAAATACAACAACAATTTGGTACTTTTGATGCCAATAAAAAAATTCAATCAAGCATAAATAATACTCAACCTCAACAAAAGCAACCTAAACCTCAACTACCTCAGTTGCCTCAATTACCTCAAGTACAACAAGCGCAACAGCAAGTACAGCAACAAGTAAACCAACAAGTTAAACCTCAAGTGCAGCAAGCACAACAACAAGTAAACCAACAAGTAAATCAAGCAAAGACTTATGGACAAAATTTACTTAATCAATATGTGCCTCAAAATAGTCAAATGGCAGATACCTTAAAACAAGGCAAGGATATTTATAGCAATGCTCAAGATTTTATGAACATGGCTAATCAATTTAAAGATCCTAGACAGGCAGCAATCGAATATGCTAAACAACAAGCAAGTCAAAAATTAGGCGATTTAGTAAATCAAGGATTACAACAAAGTGGATTTACGGATCAAATGAATCAAATGGGTTATGGAGATTTAAGTTCAAAAGCTGGATCAGCTTTAGTAGGATCTTTATTACAGGGTGGAAATATAGCTAAAAATTTAGAGAATGCCGCTATTCAACAAAGTAAAGATGCACTTGTAAATAAAGGTATTCAAACTGCTGCAACTTCAACTTTAGGAAACACAGCTTTAAGTTCAGTCCCAGGAGGAGCAGGGGCTATTGCTGCAGGACTTCAAGGATTTTTAGGTGGAGATAATGCTCAAGATAGAGGGGCTGCAGCATCTAAAGCAGCAGCTATGGCAGCAGCTCAGGCAGCTTTAGCAGGCTCTACTATGGGTTTAAGTTATTTGGTAAATCCTGATACATTGAATATGGCATCAGGTTTAACAGATAAATTATCTAATAAAGTAGATAACTGGGGAGTTGTTGGTAAACCTTTAGGAAATGTATTAGATGTAGGATCTTTTGGTCTTAAAAACGCTGCTAATGCTTTAGGTGGAGCTATGGATGTTGTGGGAGGATTCGGCGGAGATACATTTAATAGCATAAATAAAACTTTTAAAGGTGCTAAAGATAGCGTAAAAAAACTAACTCAGGGGGATATCTTAGGTGGATTAGGTGGCTTAGGATCAACTGCATTAAAAGGAGCTTTTGAAAATTTAATTAAAAATCCTGCAAATATGATTGGTAATGCTGGTAAAGCAGTTGGTAATTTTGTTAAGGGATTATTTTGTTTTGAAGGGGATACGCTTATTGTTATGGAAGATGGTAGTACAAAGCGTATTGACGAAATTAAAGTTGGTGATAAAATAATGTTAGGAGGATTTGTTAAGTTAATTTCAGAAGGACTAACACAAGACATGTATGATTATAACGGAGTAATTGTAAGTGGTGGTCACGCAGTATTAGAAGATGGTAAATGGACTAGAGTTTCAGATAGTAAAGATGGTAAAAATTTAGAAAGAAAAGAACCTACTATGGTATATACATTAGCTACTGAACATCACTTAATTATGACAGCAGATTATCAAGTATGGTCTGATGTTGAGGAAGTTGAAGATACATTTAATAAAACTGATGATGATATTATTAAAGAACTTAATGCTAGTAAAAAATTAAATAAGATTTTAGAAACAAAAACTGCGGAGCTTAAAGATGGAAATAGCTAAACCAGAAGATAAAAAATTAGATGGGATTAGCGTTCATACCCCTATGGGATTTGAAAATAATACTTTTGTTTTTATGAAAGATAAGAGCAGTAAAGCTATTGGATCTCTAAGTATTGGAGAAGAACTTCTTTTAGGTGGTAAAATTACAAATGTAATTAAAGATAAGTCTATAGAGATTTATAATTATAAAGGAACTATTTGTACAGGTTCTATGAAAGTGTTAGAAGATGGCAGGTGGATTTTAGTTAGTGAAAGTGGGAAGTCTAGAAAACTAACTAATGAATCTCCAACAGAAATAACTATTATTCAAAGTGAAGTTATGCTACTTATGACATATGATTATGAAGTATGGAGTAGTAATTTAAAAGATGTTACAGTAGATTTAAATAGTAAGCATGAGTTAAATGCTATGCTAACTCAATCTATAAAAGGCATAAAGTGAATTTATCAGTAAAGAAGTTTAATAAGCAAATAGATTATGAACTTATAAAAATATGGTTTGCTGAATGGGAATGGTCTGCTCCAGAATTGGATCAGATACCGGAGGAATCTTGGATGGCTTATGTAAATGAAATACCTGTAGCTTTTAGCTGTTTTGGTAAGACCGATTCATCTATTGCTATCATGGGCTTTACAATAGCTAGAAAACAAAAAATAGAAGGACAATCTCAAGCTTTGGACTTTCTTGTAGAACATATATTCTCTAGAGTTAAAGATTGTGGTTTTAAGTACTTACATTACTATACTGATAGTTTAAGTATGGTAAATCGTATGGAAAAACTTGGCATGGAAGTTACTGATAGAGGAACAGCATATATTTTATTAAAGAACATAAGTGGTAATAATCATAAGTTTTATGATGAATAATTAACAACTACATATGAGATATTTTTTTTAGAGGTGGTAGTATGGCATGGTATGACGATATAGCTAATTCAGTAGGATTTAGTTCTAGATCTTTAGGAATAAATACTGCTGAGGACAAGGCCGCTAGAGAAAAAGCAGCTCAAGATGCAGAAATTGCCGCTAGAAATGAAAAAGAGCAGGCTCGTTTGGCTAAAAATAAAGAAGTAGAAGATAGATACTATAAAGAAAAATATGGTGTTAATGCTGATTATATAAGAGATTTAGATACTCCAAAACCTTTACACCCATCATATCGTCCAGGTATGGCAGATGTATTACAACAAGATAGAAATCAACTAGATAAAGATTCTAGTGAAGATGCTTATATGAGAGAGCGTTACAATAGTGCTGATACTGCTATGAATAGACCTAGTATGGCAGATATGCAAAGACAAGACAGAGATGTTGTTAGCTCTATGCCTGACTATGTTCCAGAAGAATCTACTTGGGATAAAATTAGACATGCTACAACAGATGCTAGAAAAAAATATATAACTGGAGGAGTAGATAAAGCTATGGATTTTGTTAAAAACAATCCAAATGCGGCTGCTGCAGGGTTAGGTATTTTAGGAGCAGGCGGAGGTTATTTAGCTGCAAAAGGAGATTATCAAGATGCTTTAAATACTCTTAGACAATCTGCAGATTTAGCAGGTACTTATGAGGCATTAGGCCCTTCTCAAGTTGCAGGGATAAAAGATAATCAACAATTAAAAGATATGCAAATGCAAGCTTTAAAGAAAACTCAAGAAGAAGCTTTAATGGGAACTACTGCAGAAGATGAAGCTTATAGACGACAACAAGAAAAATTAGTTAATCAAGGATTTAAATCTAGAGAGGCTCAACAACAAGATGATCTTGCTAGAAGAGGAGCACAAGCCGGAAGTGGATTAGGTATGATGCAAGCACTTGCAAATAATCAAGCTGCTTTACAACAAGGGTCAGAAGCCGCTGACGCAGATATGCTTAGAAAAGCACAAGCAAGAAGAATGGCTGTTGGTAATTTAGCTAATCAATCAGGATCTATGCAGCAAGCTGAGTTTAATAGAGATGTTACTAGAGGAACCGCAGCAGATCAATTCAATATGACTAATGTGCAAAACAAAATGGCTGCAGCACAACAAAAAGCAGGTCGTCTTGGAAGTGTTGCAAATGCTCAAGCTAATATTGGTAAAACTAAAGGAGAGCTTGGTACTAGTCTTGGTAACTTAGGTATGCAAGGTGCATTAGGATTTCCTGAGTTGAATAAAAAAACAAAATGAAAATAAACCTACGTAGGTGACATATGCCATTAACTTGGGATGAAAAGAAAAATGCTAGAAGACAATTAATCAATGATTTAGGCAGAGCACCTACTGATGATGAATATTTTTCTTATTTAGCTAAAGATCCTAGAACTCAAGAACATCTAGCCACTGATAATATATTTGGTGCTAGAACAGATAAGGTTAATCCAATATCTGGACAAATGGTAAATATGCCAGAAAGTGAAGCTATTGATAAGGAGTTGAAAGATGAAAAAGAGCAAGGTAAAAATTTAGTAGAATCTAATGAAAAGTTACTAAATTTAAAGCCATTTTCACTAGATAGACCTTCTGGTACTGCTGAAGATATGTTAGGCTTAACTCCTAAATTGCCAGAAACAAGTACAACTTCAGACGTCTCAATTTCAAAAGATCCGTGGTATAAAAAAGATGCTGATGAGATGGTACCTGGAGTTCAAATAGGTACTCCAATTAAACAACCAACTCCTTCAAGATCTCCTGCAGCACAAAAACCTGCAATCTCTTCTGAAGAAACTAAAGCTGAAAAACCTTCAGATTCATTGCAAGATGATGAATTTAAAAGAGCATCTGAAAAAGCAGACTACAATCAAGCACAAGCTAGATTAATGTCAGCAATCGGAGGAGTAGGAACAGCATTTGCAAATTTAGGAAATATAGGAACTCCAATTGAAAATAAATTTAAAGAAAGTACAGACGATCTTTTAAAACATGCAGCAGATCCTATTTCAAGATTAAAAGATCAAAGAGCACAATACGAACAATTAATTAAAAATAAAGAATTATCAGAAGATAGAGATCCTAAGAGTCCAAAAAGTATTCAGTATAGACAATTAGCCAAATCTTTAGGCATGGTTGTAAAAGGAAATGAGGCTGCTTCTGATTTTGAAAAAGTTATTAATCCAGCAATTCAAAAATATCAATCAGATGAAAGTAAAGCAGCTAGAGTAGAAGCCGCTAGGATTCACGCACAAGAGAGAATAGATCTCGCTAAAGAAAAATTGCAAGCTAGAGACGCAGACAAATTTGAAAAAGCAGCTAAGTATATGGAAGAAGATGAGAAAAAATTGAATACCAGAACTGGAAAAGAGATATCAAGATATACTGGAGGATTGCATGCTCTGTCTATTGTTGATAATTTTAAAGATTTGAATAAAGTTCCAGAACAATTTAAGAGAGAGTTAGCGGTAGCGTTGGCGTCTATGATTTCCCCTGGTATTGCACATAAAGAGACTGTTGATCAACTAGATCCTAAAACACTACAACAAACTTTAAATGGGTATTTGACTAAACTAACAGGTACTCCTTATGGAGCTGGTGCAGCAGGTACTGTTAAACTTGCAATCGAGTCTATTAAAAATCAAATGAATGTCAGCACTAATGTTCTTAGAAATGAAACTGATCGCAAATTAAGAGTTTATAAAAAAACTCTAAGTACAGACGCATACAAAGAATTAGAAGATATAGCAAAATCTAAAGATTTTTATCGTTACTCTCCAGAAAACTCTAATAAAGAAACTGGCTTAAAAAAAGTAACTTTAAAAGATGGAGAGTCTATTTTAGTTCGACCGGAAGATTTAGAAGAAATTAACAAAGATGATATTTTAAAGGTAGAATAATGGGATTATCAGATAAATACAAACACATAAACTTAGCTGATAAATATGCTCATCTAGATCAGAGTAAAAAATTAGCTACTCCTTCAGAAGTTGCATCTCCAGAAGAACCGGGAATGATAGAATCTCTTGCTAGAGGGGCTGAACAAGGTTTAACTTTTGGATTTGGCGATGAATTAAATGCTGCATTAGAAGCCATGACGGACTCTAATAAGACTTATCAACAAGCAGTAGAAGAAAGTAGACAAAAGTTTAAAGAAGCAGAAGAAGCTAATCCTTGGACTAGTGGAGCAGGAACAATTATAGGTAGTTTAATTCCTGCCGGAATGGTGTCAAAAGGTGTTGGAGCCGGAGCACGATTATTACAAGGACTAACTGGAGCTGCCGAATCTCTTCCATTGATTTCTAAAGTAGCGTCTCCTGCATCTAAATTAGCAGGATTAGTTGCTGAAGGTGCTGCAGGGGAAGGCGGTCTTATGTCTATGGGGGCAGCAGGAGCTGCCGAAGGTGGAGTTTTTGGAGGATTAACTGGAGCAGGAAGTGCTGAAAATGCAGAAGAAATCCCAGAAAGAATTAAAGAAGAAGCTAAAACTGGAGCTTTATTAGGAGGCGCAGGCGGTGCTTTATTTGGTGGTGCTAAATACGCAAAAGATAAACTATTAGATACAGATATTGGACAAGATATTGCTAGATCATGGCAACTAGGAACAGAGAAAGGAACTAACTATTTATCGAATGTTCAAAAGACAAAGTTTCAAGAAAATCTTCCAGAGCAGGTTGAAAAATCAATTATTAGTCCTTTAGATACTTCTTGGAAAGCAGAAAATAAAGCTAAAAATAAAGCTTTAGAATCATTTGAAGGAACCTTTAGTGTCAATCCAGATGAGATAAAAGCTATTGAATCTGAATTACCAGAAACGGTAAGTGATCTTAGTAACCCAGAAAATATTAAAAAATTAGAAAGTGATCTAGTTGGAACTCAAGAAACTTTAGGTAATGTACAAAAAGAACTTGACGCACATCCTTTAAGTGAAGCGTTAGGATTAAAAGCCACTGAAAAGTCTAAACCAGTTTTAGTTAAGGATATAAAAGAATATAGTAAAGCAGCTCAAGCCAAAGAAGCTTCAATTAGAAAAGTAAAGGTACTTAAAAATGAAGCTCAAGAAAGGGTAAATCAACTAAAAGCAATAATCACAGATTTTGTTGAAAGTGGTAAAGCTGGTGGAACCATATCTTCTGATGTAGTTAGAGAGTTAAATGAAGCTACGGCAAAAGAAATAGCTCAGCACCCTTTACTAAATAGCGAGACATTGGCTAACTGGTATGCTGATTTTCAAAAACTAGCAGTTAAAGAACAGGAAGAAATACTATCTGTTAGTCCAGAAATGGCAGAAAATATTGAAAGTTTAAAACAGTTGATGGATAGAAAAAAAGTATTTTCTAGTTTAGAAAAATTATCTAGCGATAAAGGTAATATTGGGAAAGCTATAAGAGAAGCAGAAGCTGCTATAAAAAGAATAGAAAAGTATAGCGTTCATGAAGCAGAGAGAATCAGCCCTACTGCTTTGAACAAATTTCAAAAAGCTGAAGAAGTACTTAAAAAATCATTAAACGATCATGGAGTAGAGCTTACCCCAGAACAATTAGAAAGTTTAAAAAATGACGATAATTTATTACGAAACATAGATTTAAGAAAAAGATTAGAAGATGAAAGATTATTAATTTCTAAAAAATTATCTACAGAACAAAGTAATACAACAAAAAAAGTTAATTTAAAAAACTTTGAACATGAATCAGATTTAGACACAAAGAAAGGTTTGTTTTTATCAAAGGAATTAGAAAGATTAAAACAAAAATTTGGAGATTTGCAAAACGTACCAGCAGAAAAAGCAGAAGAGCTATTTAAAGAAACCCGTACTATTGAAAAAAACTTATCTCCTTCTGGATATGTTGGGGATATTAAACAAAATGCTCCTAGAACTGTTGAAAATTTTAATAAATTAAAAAAAGCTGTAACAGAAGGTTTGTCAGGAGAGTCCAAATATGTAACTCCAGTGGATGAATTTGGAAATTTACTTCCAACTAAAAGAATGCAACCTCCTGTAACCGATTACGGAGAAGTAGCAAGTAGCACTCAATTTGGAGAACACGCACAGAAAGAAAAGAAGATTGCAGATATATTAGAACTTTTAACTGGAGAAAGAAAAAGTTACGCAGGATCTCCAGCAGAAAGATCTGAAATGATTAAAAAAGCTCTTAAGTCAGGAGAAGAAAAGTTTGGAATTGGAGAGCGTTTTAATTTTAGAGAAGCTATGAAGCTTGCAGAACAAATCGGAGATCCTAAAATAATCGAAGGTTTAAAAAATTTACAATATCAAAATGAATTAGCTAAAGGTTATGGTGCAGGATCTCATAGATATATGCACAATAAAATGTCAGAATTGTTTACTAAAGGGGTAACTTCTGCAGTAGCATCAGAAACGGCAGGAGCTAGAAAATTTGTAGGGAATGTAGTTTCTAAAGTACCAACTCCTGGTGATTTATTTAATCCAGAAGTAGCTGCTAAACTATCTCAAAAATCTCCTACTTTAGGAAAAATGCTTTCTAGAATATCTGATGCAAATACAACTGAAGCCAAAAAAAGAGCTTATCAGAATATCTTAATGAACAACCCTGTAGTAAGACAAATTTTAACAGAGCGTAATTCGGAGTAGTTATGGATGACAAAATCAACAACATTGAAAACAAAATTGATTCTGTCATTTCTAAATTAAATGAGCTAAATGTAACTTTAGCTGAGAATACCCAATCTTTAGTTATTCACGAAAAAAGAACAGATATTGCAGAAAGAAAAATAGAAATATTAAATCATAGAATTGAGGAGTTAAAAGATAAAGAAAATGATCAGTTTAAAGAATTAACTTCTGCTATAGATGATAAATTTTCTTCTATACAAGATCAAATGCACCCTATTAAAGTTCACGTAGAAGCTATGGATAGATTATTTAACCTAATGTGGAAAGTGATTATACCTTGTTTTGCAGGTCTATTAGCTATTTTATATCAGATAGGGTTGATTAAATTTAAGTAGATTCTTTTTTTAACCAATGACAACCTTGAGATATTAAATACTCTATTTCTTTTTGTCTTTCTTTTATATTTTTAATAGTATTCAAATACTCATTTATTTCAATCATGTATAATTCTAAATCTTTACTATATAAATCCTTCTCAATTATAGCATCTTCAAAGCTATTAACATCTGCAATTATGTCTTTTTCTCTTAGGTTATCTAGCGTAACCTCATCAAAAAATTCCATACCTCCAGTACTTGTTTTCTTAGCGTACACATCTCTATTTCTTGCATTATTTTGATTATAGATTTCTACCCTATCTTCCTTCTTATGTAGATTTTTTGAAGAGTATCTTTTGTATATGGTTCCGTCTTTTTTGGTTACTACCTGACGAGGGAAAGAAGCTCCCATATACTCCCCCATGAACTTATTTAACCATTCTTTTTCTTCATCGCTTAATTGATCTATATAATCAAAATCAATTAATTCCTGCCTTCTTTTTAAATTTAAATTTTTTTGTAAGTTAGGGTACTTGTTTTTAGATCGTTTAGACATTAAAAGTCTACTCCTATAGACACTCCGATTTTCTTATCAGTAGTTGCCATTACCCCAACGGTCACACTACCTACGACTCTTTTAGATGCATGAACTCCATATTCTAACTCTTTTCCAAAAGATTTGGAAGGAGTCAAAGCAAATGCAGATAAACTTAAACCAATATCATTTTTGACCACAGTTGTAGTGTCTGTCTGTCTTTCAGAAGTAGCTGCTTCTAGTTTATCCCACTCTTCTTTAGTAACCTCGATTTCTTCTATTGTACCATCGGGTTTAATAATTTTCTTTTTATAAAAATATTTAGACTTACCTTCTTTCTGGACAACTTTAGTTTTTTCTACTTCAATAGTTCTAGTTTCTACTTTAGTAGGTTTTGAAAAATATCCAATCCCAGCTCCAATTAGAAGTATTATTATTGCTGTTGTTATTTTAGATTTTAGTATATTCATAATATAACTCATAAGAAAGGGGCTTTCGCCCCTTCTACTTAAAACTGTACGTTTTTAATTGAAAAGATTTTACTATACTCTCTTACCACATCAATTTTATTAGAGATGATAAAATCTCCACCTCTATTTGTAGTAATGGCTAAAGGTTGTGTGATTAAAGGACATTTAGACAAAACAACATCTACAGCAAAAAATCCTAAATCTACTGTCTGTTGAGTTGTACCTTCTAGAGATTTATCGCAGCTAACATTAACTTCTTCATCAGCAAATCCATCGTTAACTGCTTTATCAGAATTAGCCCAATATTCATTTTGAATTAGTCTGCTGTAACTTTCTAAAGTTTGCTTACCTTTAGTTCTATTAACTACTACCTTATCTTGATCTGCCAAATGAGATAACACGTGAGCATATCTAGAATCTAACTGTCCGGGAAACTCACCTTCAAAACCTCCCTTAGCTTTATGTGACATCAGCGTAGAATAAGGTGTTACATATCTATCCCCTAAAGCTTCTACTAATTGAAAAGCCATTGATGCTGCAAAAATACTTATGGTATTTATCTTTCTTTTAGAAGTACTTGCAAATCTAATAAAGTCAAAACCATCATAGATACTTCCACCGGGAGAATTTATAACCAAGTAGATAGGTTCGTCTGTTTGAATTTTATTTAATTCTTGCAGACTTAACATCATTTGAGTCATAGATCCTGCATCAACTCTGCCATTTAGAGAAATAGTATTTTGATCCGTCAGGGTAATAGTTTTTGCGCCAACACTAAAACACAAAAACAAACCCATAATTACAGTAGCTAAAAATTTCTTCATTAAATTCTCCTATTCAAAAATAACACCGCACTTATGTACGATTCTTTTATATTATATATAAGGAATTAGTTTTTTTCAAGTATCTTCTGTATTAATTCTGTATAATAATACTCCCTATGACTATTAAAACATCCAGCTAAAGAATCTGAAGGGTGCATTACAGTGGCAGGGCAGGTATCATAGCCAGACAAAAAAGGAGAGATCGGTATTCTCATCATGGTACTGTCATGTTCAGCCCCTAAATAATGCCCATATTCGTGAAGCACTAACGCCTCCTGCACTTCATCAGAAGAGTTCATAAAATAACTTTTTTTTATTTCTATCCAAGATTTAGTAAAACTTACCTCTACTGGAATAAAGTAGGTTACTCCAACTGCAGAAGGTAAATCTAGCATTTCCGTTAAGTATATATCCGCAGGTTCAAATTTTACTCCTCTCATTCTAAGCTCATTCTCAATCTTAGAAACAACTGTATCAAATTTTAAATTATTTTCTCTAACTAAAGAGGCTTTACGTATTAGAGGTTCTAAAAATAAAGTATAAGAAATAGACACGCATAAAGTTACAGCTAACCCTAATATAAAATACTTAATTATCTTTTTCAACAGAATCTCCTCCTAACTCCATATTTTTAGTTTTGAAGTTAAATCGCCTACCAAAATATAAAGTAGAACATATCATAAATGTTTGCTCTAATGAAGCTAAGTCTTTAACTTCTTTATCTAAATATACAGATCTAGCGGTTAATCCCATAATAAAATAAAAACTAACTAGAGTCATAAATTTACTCGTACTAAATTTTCCTGTCCTCTCATCTAAAAATAACATCTCTTGTAATAATTTTTTCATTTCTTATTCTTCTTTTTTGTTTTATCCCAATATTTTAAAGTTATATCGGCAACGTAGTCTAACTTTAAACGCAACAATAAATCATCAGTTAATTCTGTAAATTGACCTTTTTCTTTTAACTCTTTAATTGCTCTTCTAACATGATTTTCTGAATTAGTTTTAAATCTATGGCACGATACTTCATTAAAATTTTCTTTCGTCGGTACTGAACATATAACCTGTAAGTTTTCTATTCCACAAACTATGCCTTGTACCAACTCATCATAAGATAAATTTACTTCTTCTTTATCCAAAGGTATAGCTGGTTTTATATGATCTACTTGAACCCACTTCTGTGGAAAGAGATTTTCACAAATAGCACATTTATATTTAACAATCTTCTTTTTTCCAGGACTTCCATCTTTTTTTGGCAAAGGCGCAAACTCTTGCCTAGCTTTTTTAAGACACTCTATAAACTGAGGAGATCGCCTAAAGCATCTTCGTATCTGCCCCTTAATAACTCTTTTCATTTCTGGAGAATTCCAATCAAAACTCATCTAACTTCCAAATTTTTTAGCGTAGCCATCTATAAGCACAGCTTCGCCTTGGTTTTCTATGAGTATATCGTAGAAAACAGTTGGTATACCTGTCAGTTTAACAGTTTTAATGAAGGGAGTCAATAGCTTGGCTGCATCTCGCTTGCATAATCGAGTAGTATGGTCGTATGGTTGGTTTGGACTCCACGCATATAGCCCATCTAGCGTCATAAACCTACAAGAGCTGGAGCAATACACTGTATCAAAGCAGGTTGTGGTCATTTCGTAACGAGGTAACGTGAGTTTCACTATAGAAGTAACCTTGGACATAGAATAATCCCCAGTTTCCTGATCAATAGTTCTTATATAGTCTCCAACTCTCAGAGCTTCAATACCTATTCTAGTGATTCCCTTGTTATATAACTTCCTCAATACAGTTGAACCCGATGGAATCATTAATATTCTCCCTTAATCTACATTCTAAACACATCCTAACCTTTCTATTATTAGGTAATAAGATATATGTATGCTCGTTACTACCACAATTCTTACAAGTTAAGATATCTTCAATTTGCTTAAGGCTTTTATCTGATAATCTAGTTAAGTCCTCAACAGATATGTCAGCTACCTTCTTATTTATAAATTCTCTAGACTTATCAAAAGCCTCTTGTAGAGTTTTTAGCTCAGATATTAATTTTCTTTTATCACTTTCTAACCTTCTTATTTTATCTTTTAGTTTTTGTGTAGTCTCATCTCTCGGCACTGTTTTGTGTTTTCTTCCCAAAACCATTCCTTTGTTACATATACTTCACTTTAGTGTTGTACCACATATCTATCTCTATTTCAAGAAGTGATACGGTAGAATCGTTTACTACATATACGTCATAATCATCTGTTAGCTGATTTAACTCAGATTCATGAGCTGTTGCAGCATTAAATTTTTCGCTCACAGAAGGTCTATCTACAAACATTTTTAAACCTCCTGCTTTTTTAATAGCATCTCGCTCATTCTGAAATCTAGCATCTGTAATAATTACATTACCTTCTATACTTTTTATTTTATTCATAGTTAGATCTAACCATATAGACGGTTCAACCATATTGCGACACACATCAGTACCAATAAATATAAGAATCTTTCGAGGGGTTTCAAGCTCTTCTCCTAATAAAGAATTGAATTTTGATGGTGTAACATCATATCCCAGTTGATTTAATTCAAAAGCCAAGTTAGCTGCCATAGCAGAGTCAAATGATAATATAGGGTCTAGAGTAGAATCTTTTAAATCTACATCGTGGAAATAATTTAAAGCTATCTTAGTTACTTTGGAGCACATCTCTTTTAAGATATCTGCCATAGCGATTCTAGTAAATTTATGTTTTCTAATTAATATATTTCCAATAGTATCTTTTCCTGATCCAGCCAAGCCACTAATGCTTATAATCATTATCTCTCCTTATGCAAGCATCTCATTAGAAAGTCGTGTATCTCATTTGCCCATCTACCTATGTCCTCATAGTGATCCTCCAAAAGTTGAGCTATATGCTCTTCTCTGTCATCCGCAGTAGTTTCTACCATTCTATCAGTAGAGCTTGAAGTAACTAACATATGTAATACTTCGTGTCTAACTATTGAAATCTTAACAGGTCTTCGGGGAAAGAATACTTCCTTATCATCAGGATAAGTTATCCCATAAGAGTTAGCGTCCATTTTATGTATTTTTTTGTAATAAGAAGGAGACTGTGAAAAAATTTTCCACCGCACATCTTTTATAGTTATTTCGAGAACCTTAGCTCTACTCATAAGAAGTATTTTACCCTACGTTAATACATAAGTCAATTTTATTCCAGACACACAGGAAAGCTATGGTAAAAAGGATCAGGTCTATTTTCAGTTTCTATATAGTAGTTTATGGTTTGAGAAGCTTCTGAGTCATAACCATTGATTTCACTATAACCATCCTGCCCTGCAAGAGATGCGTTAACGATAACCCTCCCTCTACCAAACATAGTCTTTTCGTGGAAGTGACCCATTCTAAAAAACTTAATAAGCTTACCTACTTGTTTACTACGTTTAGATAAATGAGCCTCACAAGCTTTTCTAGACACTCCACCTTTAACGTGATCTCCGTGCTCATATAAAACAGGAGCGCCATAAATACTCAGTACGTGATATACTCCATCTGGGATTATGAATTGCACATTCTTAAATGATGCAAGCTGACACATATTTTCTAGCATCTTATAAATAATCCAAGTTAGGTTTTCTTTTCCAGGATCTTGATAGGTAGAGTGTTCTCCTGTTCTATCGTGATTACCTGTAACACAAACAAACGTACACGGCTTTCCAGTTGATACTATAGGCACAATATAATCTTGAAACAAAGACTGAACAGCGTGGACTACTTGTTCACTATTTCCAAACTCAGATGCCCTTCTAGACTCTATACCATGAAAGTCAGAGTTTTCAATAATATCACCTCCTAAGAAGGTAATTATTTTTTCTACATTATACAAGCTAGAGTATCTGTCATGCTCAGATAATACAACAGAACCAAACTTCTTCATCCTTTCTTTAGCTACTTGAATATTAAATGTCTTACTCTTCTTACCATAATGTAGATCTGTCAACATTACTTCCATAGTCATCTTACGTTTCTTTTTATCTTTAGTAGATTTTATAACTACAGGTTTGGTAAACTTAGTATCTTTAATTAAGTCTTTGATCTCAGATAATAAATCCTGCCTTTTCTCAAGATAGTTTACAATATGAGCATTTTGTTTAACAACCATGCTCTTAGTTTTTTTAGCACTAGCTTCCTTTTTTAAACTCTCTACCACAGGATCGGAAGCCTGCTCCAATCCCTCATATCTGTAAAATGCTTTTCTTAAAGCGTTAGCAGAATACTCTGGAAAGTGAGAAGTTAGTTCTTCCCAAGTCTTACCTTCTTGTCTTAACTTGATTAACTGTTTAATTTTATCTACTTTCCATTGTGCCATATATAACCTACTGTAAAATATTACTTCTAGTATCTTTACTCAGATACATTCTAATTGTTAATACTATCATTTGTTCCAATAAGATTTCAGCATCTAAGTCCATCGAAGGCATATTAAGTCTCTGTTTTAACTCTTCTGCAATTTCTGCCACAGCAACTTTATCTACAACACCTTCTAGACAGTCAATTGGCTTATGCTCTTTTGATGGACTCTTACTCACTTATTTCTTACCTTATCAAATATAGCTTTAGCTTTATTCTCACCTAGCAAAACCTTAGCTTGCTTTACAGTTTCAATATCATCAGACTTATCTCCAGAATAAAATCTACCTAAAACTTTCTCTGCCTCCGTCTTGCCTAATTTCTTAGCTTTGGAAGCAATCTTCTTTTTTGCTTTAGCTGGAGCTTCATCTTCAAATGCCTCTTGTCTATTAATACTTTCTGTAATCTCTTCAATAAGATCTTTATTCTCTTCTAATTCTTTTTTTCTTTTTTCTTCATGTTCATCAAAAGCTATGATGATTTTATTTAATCTTTCTTTCCCCATAGCTCTTTCAATTCTTTCATACAGTAAACCTGTTAAATCTTCTCTTTGATATTGTAGAACACTAACTAAGGTCTGCTCTGCTCTGAATACATCAAAGTCAACTCTAGCCGCTAATACTTGAGATTTAAAAAATTGTCCACGCTTTAGTATTTCAAGCGCATACATTTTCCCATCTACTTCAATAAATAAATCATTGTCTCCATCAAGATCTGCAATCTTTTCTTTTAACTCCGATACCTTCATTATCTATCTCCTTGTGTTTCAATTCTAACTATATCGCAATCATTTTGCTTATCGCAAATGATAATTGATTTATCTCTCTTTGTCACTGATTTTGTATTAGATGTGCATGAAATAACAAACATTGCAATTAGTACTAGTAATAGTTTCATAAATCCTCCGATTAAAAATATATACTAAAAATAAAACACTGTCAAATTAAAAGGGAACCCCGTCATCGTCATCATAGTATAAGTCATTATCTTCTAAGTCCTCCTCTGTCTCGTCTGTATCCTGCATTAATATATGTTTTCTATACCATACAGGTTGTTCTTCCGCTTGATCCTCAGTTCTGACTTTAACATCAAAAGCTTTACAACAAGTAGTACAAAAAACCCTACCATTCTTAGCAGCAAAATCTTTATCCGTTTTGACTTTGTAATTACAAAAAGGACATTGTAAGTCTATAGGATTCTTATACCGCATTTAATTCCTTATACAGATCAAAAAAGATTTTATACTTTTTTAACTCTTGTATATCTAAGCTAAGTCGTTCCAAGTCTTGAGAGAGTATCTCTGACCTAATGTACTCTGTACGAAGAACGCTTTGAATAAGATCTGAATCGCATAATTTAGTTTTTATTTTTTCAGCTAAGTCTGCACTATATCCTTCTATAAGTAAATTCACTTGAGGTACATCTATTTTATATGCTATGACAATAGCGCAATCTCCTGCCCCAAAGTTTTCAATAATCTCTACATTGTCCGCATCTGTATTTAATTTTATTAATTTTTGTAATTCAGAAATAGATGTAGCCATTAGAACTCCTTTGTAAATTTTACAGCCAATACGTCAGGCTTAAATTCTATGTAGTATCTTATATCCTTACGCTTAATTTGTACACTTAATTTTTTAGTGTTTAAAATTTTATAAAATATAGACATAGATGTTATAGTCTTTTCATCAATTTTATTAATAATATAATCTTCCAAATTATCCTTATACCGCCTAGCTGTATTGTAAGACATAGTAGCTTTGTAGATTTTATCCATATCTACTCCTGCAAAACAAGTCATAGGTAATAATATAATTAATAATTTAATCATCTGATTGAAAAGCGGACTGCTTCCTTCTCTCAGACTCTTTTCTTCTAGCTAATTCTTCTTCCGTCTTTCTTTGTTTTTCATCAAATATCTGACTATCTCTTTTATAGATGTCATTACTTTCTGATTCGTCGCTATTCAGATTTTTTTCAAAGTCAAAAGAATTTCTGGCTTTTTCTAGTAACTCTCTTAGTTTATCAAACATCTAATGCCCCTCTCTTAAATTGTTAGCTACCTCTGGTTTAGCAATAAGCTTCATAGCTAACTTGCTAGTATTCTCCATGCAATCTTGAACTATCTCTTTTACTCTGTCAATACAATTCTTATTACAAGACACTACAACTTGGTCGTGAATTTGTAGACTAACCCAAGCATCTAACCCTTCTTCTCTAAATTTATAAGACATAGCTATCATAGCTCTGTTAACGATAGAAGTTGCAGCAGCTTGAATAGGAAAGTTTAATGCGTTATTAAGTAGGTTATTATATTCCTTTCTAACATCTTTTAGTGTAGCAATAGGGGTAAAGGTCTTAGTTGAGATTCTTCTTAAGTTCTCATAATCTAATATACTATCTCCATATTTATTATGTATTTCTTTCACTCTAGGTAAGTGTCTTATTCTACCATACTTACTAACTACTCTACCATTAAGTTTTGCTTGAGCTAGGTAATTATCCATAGCACTCTTTAATCCTGGAAAGTTTTTAAAGTAATTGTCAATCTTATCTTGAGCCTCTTCCTTAGATATGTTTAAAGCCATAGATAACTTACCAGCTTTCATACCATAACGAATACCTAACGAGTAAGCTTTAGCATTTTGTCTTACCTCTGGATGTAAGTTCTTTAAAAAATTAGGATCTTTCTTATGGGCAGAGACTCCCTTTAATCCTTCTGTACTTATAGCTACCTTACTATAAAAGTCCTCTCCTAATTCAAAAATATCAATAAGAGCCTGATCTCCTGCATCATCAGCAAAGACTCTTGGTTCAAGAGATTCATAGTCGTCATCAATAAACACATACCCATCTTTTGGTATAATCAATTCTCTTAGCGTATTGGTATAGAATACAACTCTAGGATCATCAGCACCATCTTCAAGAGGTCTACTGAGTTGTTGCATGTCAGAGCCATATCTCCCAGAAGTGGTGCCATGTTGCTTGAACATAGGAAAAAAGACACCGCTCTCCTGAGAGTTTAAGAATCTTTCATAATAACTTCCTTTAATCTTTGTAAGCTTATTATATACTCTGAGTTCTTTTGCCCAAGCAAAACCTTGTTCAGCTAAGTGTTCTATGAAATCCTCATTAAATTGCCCTGCACCTTTCTCTGTTCTAGTTAAAGGAGCAATACCCATAAGGTCAAAAACAATAGTACCAAGCTGTTGTTTAGAACTAATGTTAATCAAAGCATCAGTACCATCTTTAGCTTGTAATAAACTTAATTGTATCTCACGTATCTCATCCTCAAATAGAATGTTAGAATCCCCAATTTCAAGAAAACAAATAGCTTGTACTTGTCTAGAACTAAGATCAACTTGCTTTCCTATTGCTTGTAGGGTTTTTTTATTTATCTGAAATTTACCTGTCTCAGTAGTAGGGAGCGAAAGATTAAAGTGTTTAGCTACTTCTTGAGCAAAGCTACCTTTATTACTAGGAGGCACTTCTTCTTTAAGTCTCAACTCTACAAACTCTCTTCCCTCTTTCGTAGCCATAAGTGCAAGCACTACATTAATTTCAATAGTATTTAAATCCTCATTGATCTTTTTGTATAGGGATTCTAATCTTGGCATATCTAAGCACACGCCTTCATGCTCCATTAGAATAGTAACAAACTTATATAAAGGCATAACTTCTTCTTCATAAAAAAAAGATAGTAAGTTTTGTTTCTCTAATTCTTTTTGAAAATAATTAAACAATCTTAATGTCAGATCAGTATCAGCACAAGCATAAGTAGCTAGTATATCTAAGTCGGCCTTATACATTTCTTTATTAGCTTTAGTCCAACTCCCACCTTTTGCTTTTACATTTTGTTCTAATAGTATCTGTTCTTGATTAGCTACTTCTTCTTCTGATATACCAATCTTAGTAGCCAACTCTACTGCTATATCCTTTAATCCAAAAGGCCCCTCTTCATTCAGAGTATGTCGCATAAGCATTGTATCAGCGTATAAACTATCTATCAAATCTACACCTAACATGTTAAACACCACTCTAGTATCAAAAGAAGCGTTGTGCATAATTAGTTTCTTTTTAGATAAAGCTTCTAGTATCGGTTTATATGAACAAGGAGCACAAATCTGCATAGCATCGTGCTGTTCGTTGTATTTCATAATAGGAAAATAAAAGCCTTTGTTTACTTCGGTACTAAAAGAAAATCCTATAACATCATCTTTACGTACATTTAATCCCATTGTCTCTGTATCAAAAGCTACAACATCAGCTAAGTTGATATGCCTTAAAGCAATCTCAGCATCTACCTTATCTTCAATTAAGTAATATACTTTTTTATTGTCCAGCGATTTCATCTTTCTTAGCCTCCATAAACCTGATGATAGCATCAACGTCAGCTTCAGTCAAAGCCTTTTTACACGTGCCTCCAATAGGATATAAGTACATCTCTTCCTTTAATAATTTTAATGTTCTGATAATACCTATCCAGTATATCCTATTTATTTCTTTCTCGGTATATGGTTGATGATACTGAGCTGTAGTATGAAACTCATTAAGCGTTCTAAGTAATTCATCTCTCATTTAATTCCTTCTATTATTTTAATTAAATCTTTCTTAGCAACTTTTATATTAGACTTAAGCAAGTTTAATACCGTTTGCAATCTAGCTTCTACAGATCTATGAGTTTTAGTTTTCTTAGCTCTAACCTTACCTGTTCTCTTTTTAATGTTCTGCCTTCTAGTAAGCCATTCTAAGTTATCAACTCGATTATTCTTTTTATTACCATCAATATGATTAACAGTATCTCTCTTCTTAGCGTTAGGAATGAAAGCTTCTGCGACTAAGCGATGAACTTTCTTTGTAGTAAGTATGCCATTCTTAGATAGATTAACTTGTAGATACCCATCTCTATCCTTTCTAGGTTTTAGTTTTCTAGGTTTTCCTTTAGGTAAAACTCTGTATACATTTCCTTCCGAGCATACAGCATACTCTTTAAACCCCCTCACCACTTTAAGTTTCATAAAACACTCCTACTCTTCTTAACCAACTTTAAATCTTCGGGATCATAATACGCACTAGTCCATCCTAAAATAGGTGAGAAGAAATAAACTCTAACAGCATCGCTATACCCTTTTCCAATAACTATCCCTTCCTTTTCCCCACTCTCAAAACCAATTTGATAGTGAACAAACTCAACAAACTCTCTACTACCAAAACCTACATAAGGTCTTTCAAATGCTCTAATACATTCTTCGGTGCCGTAAAAATATTTAATGGCTTCTTGTTTTAAATAAACAATATCTCCACTCTTAAATTTGTTCATTAGAAACCTCTCCTGTTATCATCCTCGTCCTCATCTTCTTCAAGCCTAGCTCTTAAGTTCTGAAGGTTTACTCTCTGAGCAGGAGTGAGTTCAGCAATAGTACCCGACACTCCTTCCCACGCATAGTCTAAACTAAACATAGCACCATGTCTATTCTTCAAACAATCCACAGAATAATATAGATCATCTTCAAATGATCTAGGGTTAGCCCCCGGTCTATGAATCCATAGTACGGCATTAGCAAGCTCTGCAACAGCACCGCTACCTTTGATTGCCGCATAACTTTCTACAGGCTTATTAACCTTTTGATTAGCTTTGTTAGGTTGTGATAGTACTACAACACACTTACGCAAAGAAGTAGCAATCTCTTTTAGCCCTTGAATAACCGCCATAGATTTCTGTGTAGGGTCAGAGAAGTCAGCTTGAACTAAGTCTAGATAATCTACTAGCACTAACTTTAATTCAACTCCAGTAACTCTTTCAGTCTCTATGATTCTATTCTTCATAGCTTCAACAGTCATACCTGACGATCTAATAAAGTAAACATTAGCATAGTTCTTGTCTAGAGTAGTATCAAACTCTTTACACTTCTCAGGATCTTTACTATCCTCGAATACAACTTTAGCTTGCTTCTTAGTATGCTTCTGAATTAACTTTTGATAAACATCTTCTAGCCCCATATCAAATGAAAAGAACATTGAAGGTATATCTTGTAGTGAAGTGTTGTTTAGAATCTGTAATCCTAACGAAGACTTACCTGATCCTGGTGATCCACCAATAACATACACTCTACCTATCATAGCCATTAAGCTTTCATCTAAACTCTTAATACCAAACTTGAGAATGTTCTTATCAATGTTGGCAGCAAACTCTTTAAACAGTCCGCTAGTTTGTTTAATAGTAAGAACATCATCTCTCTTAGTTGCGGCTGATGGAGGAACAAGCAAAGCCAGTCTCATTAGTAGCTCGTCTGTCTTTTCAGAGTATGTTCCCCCTTGCCAAGTAGATGAGTATACTTGCTTGATAATATTATTCCATATCTCATTCTTAGGAAACTTATCATCTCCAGTTCTGAGAGATTGTTTATCAGACGCACTCTTTAATAAATAGTAAGCCTTGTTGTCGTCAAACCCTAATGATTTATAAGTAGATGCTAGTATCATTAAGGCATGACTTCTTTCCCCATTCTCAAAGAATCCCATCTCTAAGAGCCATTTAGAATAAGATAAATCTCTAGGTTTAGTAGACCAATCTAGCTGATCTAAGTCATAGCTAGTAGCTACTTGAGATACCTTTACTTCGGGAGTTTTATCCTTTAATAGTAATAACTTTCCTTTAAGGGTAGTTGGTTTCCAGTAATCTTTTATATCATCATAAGATATAGATTCCTTTGCCAACTCTTTGATCTCTTGTATATTAGTAGATTTAATATCTTCTACAGTAAGAGGGTATTTAAATAACCCACTCTTATCATGCTTAGTGCATGGCATGCGAAGGATTCTAGTAGCGTTGTAGATAACTCTATCAACTGTATTCAAACCCTCTGCAAGATTCAAGCATACATTCTTAGCTTGAGCTGGAGTAAGCTCTTCGTTAATATCCATACTTACTTCAAATCCCTTATTGCCTGAGAAGAAAACTTTAATGTTCTCTTTTGAATAACCTTGAGTTTGTAATCTATCAATTAAAGATATGGCTTCTTCTCTTGCCAACTCAGGATTATCCTCTGGCTTCTTAGGAGTGAAGTCAAAATCCCATACTAACTTATTAGTAGTTACATCAGTGATACCTGCGATAGAACCAACTTCATCAAATCTTTTCTTATGCTCCTCATTAAATTTAAAGATAGATAGGTAGTAATCTTTATTAGGCTTTAAGGTTTTATATACCTGACTTAAATCAGTTGTAGCAGGGATAAGAGTTCCCTTATCGCTAGTGCCTTCTGTTAATCTATAGTATTGCATTTAGTCTCCTTAATAATTTCTCTAGCTAACCTACCACCATACACATCAATGTAATCCATTTCAACTTCTTGTGTAAGATCTTTCTTAATAATATATGATCCGAACTCTCCCATACTCCAATTATCTTTGTTAGCATAGAAGTTTAAGGCGGCTGAAAGCTTTCTATTTTGTTCTTTAATAGCTATGATTCTTTTGATTAATTCAGATCTATCCATAGACTTTTCATTCTCGTCTACAAATCCACCATCCATTCTTAAACCTATATATGTATTCATAATCCTCCAAGAAGTAGAGACGGTTTTTATAACTATCAAAAGCCGACAAAAACGAGAGGTTTATATTTACTTGGGCCTCTAGTCCAAATTGGAATTAACCAATAACTGCTGTAACAGTAGATAAGATAAACTCTAACTTACCACCCTCTGAAAAGTTAGCTAATCTTCTCTCACCTTCTTCTTCTGAAATAACCCCACGCTTGACTAAGCCTTCAATGTGTTCTGCCATTGGAGTAATAAATAACTTGGCACCTGCAGGTAGGTTAGCATCTTTGTTAAACTTAATGTAGTTGCCATTATCCCCACGCAATACAGATGCAACTTCATTGATGTAAACTTTTTTACCTTGTGATTTCTTTGTAGACATTTTTAGATTCCTCCGTTAGATACGTTTCGTTTAAATGATGATGTTGTCTTTGTAGGTTTGTCAGTAGCTACCACTACGTCTTTAGTAGTGACTGCTTCCGACACAGTTGTAGATGCAGCTTTCTTATCAGCGAATGATTTCTTATCATCTCCTGTAGCTGATGAAGCGTCGTTATCTTCTGATGCCATTCCTAAAATAGCTTGCAAAGAATATCTACGCAAGTATGAAAGAGCTGCTCCTGCCTTTTGAGTATCGTTCACTCCTCTCATCTCAGGGATTCTAATAGAACCCTCAGAAGAAATAAACTGTCCGCTAGAGTGTAGCAGGATAGTAGTAACTCCGATTGTTTCTAATACATTCATTGTACCATTTGATTCATAATCAATAGTTGAGCTAGTTTTACCTACAAGCTGTGTAAAAGATAAACCATGCTTAGGTAATACCTTCTTAGCTTCCTCAATAACTGTAGCTAGATCTGAGTAGTTATATCCATGCCCCTTACTATCTTTCTTAGCTGATGTTAGTTCTGCTTGAGCTTTAGCTAAGGCTGTAGCTAACTCGTTAATTTGATCTGACTTCTGCATTTCTTTCTCCTATTTGTTTTGCTACATTTAAAGTAGCATTAATTGCAAGGATGATTATACTTAATATCTCTGATGTTTGCAACACATCTTTGTGACCTAAAATAAAACTTGCTGTGAAAATAATCATCATAGTTATTAGTAAGGAATCTATTACATCTAAAAATTTACTCTTATTCATTTTAAATAATTCCCCCCTCTTCTAAGGAATCTATATCTTCATCAAGCTTTTTTACTTCTTCACTTAATGCACTTAACATAATCTTAGCATCTTCTGATAATTGATTAGGCTCGGAAAGCTGTAGCCCTTTGTCTGCAGATTTAAGTAATACTTTAATAGCATCGCTTTGTCTTTTTAATGTCCAATCAGAAATGTCATTACTCATTTGTAGTCTCCTCTTGTTGATTATATTGAGCATCATCTGCTCCGTTATTATTTTTCTTCTTTAACATATAAACCATCTGTGGAATCTTTCCAACAGTATCCATAATAATCGCATCTCTTACCAAATGCAAAACATTTTTTCTTAGGTTGTTTTTTAAATTTTTCAGACTTGATGTTCTGTATGGTTTGTGCGAACTCGTCTAATACTTCTTCTTGTAGTTCTGCAGGAACTTCTCCAACAATACATTGAGTAGCGTAATTCTTTTTGTTCATGGTTAAGAAACCTGCATACTTTACATCTTCTGCAAAAGTATACAAAGCTGTCTGATGCTTTGTCATATAGCTATTCTGTGGGTATGGAGTGCTTGTGGATTTGTTATCTAGGATAGCTCTGACAACTTGCCCGTTATCTAACTCTATCTCTGCCTCTAAGTCTATGATGCCAGTAATAGTATCATCAGTAGTAGTTCCATCGTCCGACATTCCTAGTAAGCTTATTTCTTTCTGAATAGAAATAACCTTTTTGATTCTGGGCAACAATTCTTTATAATAGGAATCCAATAACTTAAGTCCTTTGTAGTGCATTGATAGCCAGTTAGCTCTGTGATCTCTTAGCTTGTCATCTTGAATAGAATCTAAATCAGCACAATCTTTTTCAGACAGTAACTCCATATCCAAATCAGACTTGTAGTAATCTATAATGGGTTTGTGTTCATACTCTGCCCATTCCATCCAGAAGATAGACTTAGCTTGATCTAAATCTTTATGCTCAAGTAAGTGATTCAAAGCATCGTCTAATGCACTACCAAATACTAAGGCTGAACCAATTCTCTCAGGACGAATCTTATCTATGTAATGTAACTTGTACATCATAGAACATTGAGAGTACTTTTCTTTTCCTGAGAAACTAATCTTCATTCTTCTTTTCCTTGTTTTCTAAAAATTGTACTGTTTCTCTGGTCTGTTGACGAAGAGACAAAGTTGTAATTTGCATCAAAGTTGATATTTACTGAGTCTCTAATACATACGCATAAAACTGTTCCAGCTTTTACAGAAGGATCGTCGATAAAATCAGGGTCAGTATATTCTTTGTACTCTACGCCAAATTCATTTAACAATCGAACAAGCTTTCCATAGTCTGTAAAAAGATCACGCAATCTAGCATTTTCTTTTTCTAGTTCTTTTAGTTTTTTTTCTAATTGTATTGAATAATCTACTGAATTTTTAGCTATAATAAAAACATCTTTATTTATTATCATTCTTCACTTCCTTGATATAAATCTATACACTCTACTTTATAATAACTTACAAATACTACATAGCCATCATCAACTTCTTGTATATCAAAAAGAGTATTTGATTTGTCTCTTATACGTTTTTCTTTTTCGGAGTGTTGTTTAGCTAGAGCTAAACATTTATCCCTAGCATCTTCTTTATTTGTAAATGCGGCAACTAAACTACCACCCTTAGTTGCAATAAATATTTTTGTTACGCTCATCGCCCCTCCATTAAACTGGCTGATACAACACCAACCAAACCACCATAATAACAAAAGGCACCACGCTATATTTTAACGGACGCTTCGCAAATAGACATGCTACCCCCAGCATGGCAAAGCCCCATAATAATATCGTAGACTTAATAATTATATCTAGCACGACTGACTCCTCCAAAGATTACCATCAGTGCAAACCATGTAGCACTAAGAATACCATAAGATAAAGATAAAGAAAAGTCCGACATAAGTAATCCATACATCGCAACTAATCCAGTGGATACAAAACTAAATGCTGATATAAAAGATACAATGTGCATTAATGTTTTCATATAAAATCCCCCATCTCTACTAGACTTAATAAATATTCTAAATGAGCAAAGGCTTGCGCTCTAGATGGAAACTTTCTTTTCTCTAATAGAAATACATTAGGCATAGTTCCCTCTGACATAACCTCTGTTCTAAATAATATAACTTCATTATCATTACTGACACCCACCGAAGTAAATACTTTCCCTCTTACATGATTCTTACTAGAAGGCATCTCTACTAATTTATTAGCTTGGCTAGATTCCTCTGCACTTAATTCCTGATTAGGAGATTTAATGTTAGCACCACCATCATTAAGATAAGCAATAAGATCCTTTGCCTTTACTCCAAGTTCTTTAGCCTTCTCGTGTAGCTTCATCTTTACTCTCCTTTGATTTAATTATACTCTGTACTTTTTCTTTCATAGCATCATCAAACAACTTAACTCTATTGTCATTCTCTCGTATGTGATTGATTGCTGATTGAAGCTTAGCTCTATCAAAGAAATCTTCGGGCATATGAAATTCATTAGTGTCAAAGTTTATCTGATTCATAATTGTTTGTATCGCTGTTAATGTATCCATGCTAATCCTCATCTTCTTCTAACATTTCAAAACAGTTATCACATACTCTCCACCCATGGTCATACTTCCATAATGTTGGAAACTCATCACCACATTCATCACATATTAAAACTAAATCATCTTCCTCTGAGTCTTTCATTTATTCTACTCCTGTTTATTTCTAAAGCTTCTTGTGTTGGAGCATAATCATTCATGTACTCGCTATCACAATCAAAGATAGTGGAGTCTCTGTATGTAGGATTATAGCCCCTTTGTAACATCTCGTCAACTAAAGATTCAAATCTCTTTTTAAGAAACTCCATCTTATCGAAAAAGAATTTAACATGCCCCTTACCTAATACATACTGTTTAGGTATCTCTTCTAAACTAAAAGGCTTACTCTTTCTATTTAAGGCTATCCTTAAATTCTTTGGTAGCCTCGTGATCTCACGATACTCTGCTACCAAGTGTTTAGTAGATAGCTCTTTAGGTTGCACTAAGTTTATTCGTGTCATATATCTCCTAGATTATTGGGGCTAAGATTCCTTCAATGTCATAGGCTGTTAAGGTTGTTAATGTTTCAAAGTCTTGATCCATCTTAACAGAGATAGCATTATCATCTTCTAGATAAATGATTGCCTCTTCTGTATTTGGGGAAGTTAGTATCATGGATATTTTATTTATATTAACAAAACATACATCATTATCTGTGTCTGTTAATTTTATTAATGTTACTCCTAGCATTTTCCATTCTCCTTTCATAAGGTCGTTTAGGTTTAGGTACATAATCAAAGTTGACACGCATATTTCTTTCGAATCTTTTTTCATCTAGATATTCTAGTAGACAAAGAAATAATATAAATCCCACTATGATATACCAATCGTGATCTATGAAGTGCGCTAAATCTTTAGCGATCTCTTGCATTAAAAATCCCCCAACACATCATGCGATTGAATTAGTTTAAGACACTCACTAGTAGGAATGTTCAATCTGCTAATAGCAGTCCTAAGTATTTGAGATGTTATGTCAGATCTATTCTTATGGCTAATAACCTGCAACTGTTCCCCATTCCTTACTAACTGTATAACTTCTTTTAAAGTAATATACTTGCTATCGTTTCTGTCATATAACTTTCTGTTGCCATAATAAGTAACTACTCTCATAAGTTTCTCCTATAATTTAATTTGATTTAATGCAGACATTACTAGATCTTGTGTCTGTCTGTTATATAAAAATACTTCCTGCAAAGTTAAGATGACTTGCCCCATGTCAATCTCTTGTGGGTAGATATACTTAGAGCCAGCTCCAACTCTATCTCTAGAAATAAGTCCAGCCTTCTTTAGCTTAGTTAAGTTTCTTCCAACCATATCCTCATTCAACTGAGCATAGTAACATACATCACTAACAGACATATCTTTAAATCGTTCTGTTCTCATAGCTTTAATAAACTCGATAGTTTGTATTGTATCTGACCTCAGCTTCATTACCATTCCTCCCCTTGTAAGTTACCTTCTAAGTCATACTCTGAATCATCTTCCAGTAGAATTTGTTTAGCATCTAAAAACATAAACCTTTTATCATCTTCCGTAACATCTTTACTACGAGATACTAACTCATCTACATAATCTGAGCAAGCTTTTAATTGTGCCTTGTAAGGCAAGTGTTTGAACTTCATACTAATCCTCGAATGTTACAGTCTTACCTTCAAAAGTAATTCTCTCTAGGGTGTTCAAGTTAATAGTTCGGTATGCTTTCTTCTGCATATCAAACACTACAATATGATTAAGTTCTTCGGGATCATGCTTCATCTCTCCGCCCTTGAGATGCTTAGTTACTCCTAGCATACAGTTCATTACTCTAAGGCTTCCGTCTTTCTTGGTGAATTCAACTGTAAAAATCTTCTTACCTACTAGTTGTCTTAACTGTTCTGATTTTAATTCTGCACTCATGCTACCTCCTTAATATGTTTACCCTTAACAAAATTCTTATGTGGTTTCTTTCTACTATGTAATACTAAACCAATCTTACCATTAGGATTTTTCCATGCCTCAGTATCATCTTCACTAGCATTAATATATCCTGCTTCAATTAAATCTTCCAATGTTTCAAACACTTGAGAGTGTCTATGCTCATCTTCAATTACAATCTTACCGCCATTAGAATAAATAAGCACGAAGTTTTTTGGTAATGATACTCCTTCAAAGAATGGAATTGATTTAGTGTAAGCATAGAATTGTACATGAGGTAGAGCATCCATAATCTTTAACCACTTAGATACATACTCTCTATTATAGAAGTCTCCACTATCATGAATACGAATTGCCTGCGCTTTCTTCTTTGTGATAGCTGCTATCATAACTGTTACGAAATCATTTTGTAATGATGCTTGCAGTCTATACTCATAGGCGGCAATAACTTTTGGCCAAGCATAAGCTCCCTCTTTGGCATAACAGTTATGCGCACAAGGCCCTGCAAAAGGACAAGTAATTAAACCTGTAGTAGACTTGTGTGCAGGTATACCGAAGTTAAATGTTCGCACACTTGCCTTCTTCATCTTATCATTCTGTGTTAATAGTTCTGGCATACTAAGACTCCGTAGTTAATTTATATATACATAAGAAACTATCACTCTTAATCACTGGCAAATTTAATATAACATTTCTTTGGAATGTTCCTATCTTTGTTATACCATCTTTCTTTACATCTCTGCGTACAGTAATATATGCTACGCCTGATGGCAGTAAGAGTTCTTTTATCTTATTTAAAACCTTATCAGCTTCCTGCTCTTCAATTACATTCAGTACATAGTTGCATACTACAACCTCATACTGTCTGTCAGGTAGTCTGTTAAAGTAATGAGGGTCATACTTATCAAACCCTAGCGTGTCTGCATCGAACCCTCGACCACAACCATAGTCTAATACACTTGCGTGATCTGGAATTAAATTTCTTTCAATCAATTCCTTTATAGGTTTAGATAAGGTAGTTCTTTTTATTGCTGTCTTGTATGCCGTCTTATGTGCGTTACTCATATTCCCTCCTATAATCTTCTGTCATCTCATGATGATAATTAAGCCATGACTGATAGCATCTATTAAATTCCTTGAATTGTAAATCTAAATCTCTATCGCCAATCTGTTCTTCAATACAGTTCTCTACTGTCTCTAATACTTCCTCATCAGTAATACTTCTCTCATTCATTACTCTCTTGCTCTGCGTTATCAATTGCTCCAGCGTCATAGTTATCCTCCCAGTATTGTTTCAAACCTTTACTGTCTTTTGTTTTTAAAATAAGATGTACAGAATCTATAGGTATTAGATAATGCTCCTCTAATGTTAAGGCATCCTTACCATATAAAAACAATAGGGTCTTTGTTAACTTCTTAGCAGATAAAATACTTAAAACATTTTCTTCTTCCATCACGACTCCAAGCATTCTATTAAAGTTTAAATTGTTAATCTACTCTATCAAACTTCCTGTCCTTATAATCTTGAAATCTTTTTTCTGCTTCATCTTCTACACAACTATCACAAGTGTTATTGTAATCATACTCACTATTTACTATAGCTCTACCACAACACTTGCAACTAATATAATCTTCCACACATGATTCGCAATAATAACTTCCAGCAGTAGTTTCAAATAAGTCAGAGTCTCCTTCTACTTCACCCTCACACTTATCACAAGTGCAAGGCTTCTCATTGTTATCTAATCTCCAAGCATCATAGCCTTTCCACACATCCATAACTACTCCTTAACAATCACACCATTCCATTTCTTCTTCACAGTCAGGGCAGTAAGTAGTATCATCTTCCTCGCCTTCGTTATCGTATGCAGACTTAGCCAATGTCTCTGTTCTTATACCTTTAGACTCAGCTACAACTTTAAACTTACAGACTCTCATCTTAGTTCCATTGTAGTCTGTTGGCACAGCTACTACATCAGCAGGGTCAACTTCAACATCAACAATAACTCTATCACCACCGAAAGTTTCAGCATAAGATAAGCAAGCAACATGAAGCCCATGACTACAAGTGTTATTAGGATTGTCGTCTACTTGTGATCTATCCACCTCAACAACATTACCAATACTGTTATCCATCTTTCCTGTGTGATGATCTCTAAAGTTTTTAGTAACTGATCTATAAGCGATGAAGTTTCCTTCTGTTGTTATAGGGTGTCCGTTGTGTTCAAGGAACTGGAACAATTGTTCTCTGCTATTGAACGAAGGATTCTTATTAAGCTTTCTCCAGAATTTAATAAGAGGTTCGTAAGGCAAAGACTCGTGAAAGAATTGTAAGATTCTGTCTGATAAAGAATCAGGTAAAGGTTTGTTATCAATGAATACAACTCCCTGTCTAACATCAACACCACCTTGTCTTAATGCAAGTGTAGTGTCTACTAAGTTAGGAATGTCTGAAAGCTTTCCCGATTTAATAGCTTCAAGAATTTTATTATACCTACCATCAGTAGATGCTACATTGTGTGTAGCCCCATCAAAGTTAACAATGATACTACCAGAAAGGATTACATAATTTACATTACTCATAACTCCTCCTACCCTATAAAGCGTTCTGTTTGTATTATACTAGCGTCTGTAAATTCTTTAAACGTTGACCAACTTTTTAGTGTAAACTCTTCAAAAGATATACCGTTGTTACTTAGTGTTTTCTTAGCAACAATAGCTGAACGCTCAGACAACTCAAACTTAGCTATCTTCTCTTGCCCTAATAATTCTACTAGCTTGAGTGCGTGTTCTTTAGTTCTGATGTGAGCTTTTACTTCCCAACCTTCCTCTGTTTTCTTTGCACATAAAACATAATGTAAGTTGTGATTCAGTTCTATTATCGCTGAGTCTTTTATCTTAATCAATCTCATACAGCCTCCTTAAGTTTAATGTAAGTAATAACTTCTTTAAGAAGAGAATCATCTCTAGTTGAAAGTACCACAGCTAATGGAAATTTAGATATTAAATTGTCAATTGAATCTTTTAATTTGTTCTCCTGCTTTCTATGTTCTTTAACCTCATCCTCATTTAAGTATAGTACATCGGGAGGAGTTCCCCATTTATTATGAGAGATAAGATGTGGGAACTCTTTAGAAATTTTTTGCCATAGTGAAGGAGTTACAAACCCAATCTTCTTTCTTTCTTCTACTGCTTTGGTTTCTGTATACTCATCAAGCGTAGGTAAACTAGAACTTTCAAAATCATCTTTCGTTAATGCATATACTTTTAAGTCACTGTTATTTCTAACAACACTAAGAAGCTTTTGATTGCTGGAGTAATTAATATAAGGAACTTTGATAGCATTACTATTAACCATGTTACCAGCATTGATAATTATAGAACACAAATCACCCTTATATTTACTGTACTGAATTTCCTTAACACTATCTATAGGTTTTGCATTAGCAACTTTTACTTTAGAAGGTACAGGTAGCTGGCTTGCTTCAATAACTGTAAGCTTATCTAATAGAAAGCTAGGCATATCAGATTTATTTTTTAAACACACTACATAACTTGTTAAGTTATATTTAAGTTTAGAAGTAGGCTTGTTAACTCTTGTGCTGAAGTGATGCTCTAATCTTCTACGCACTTGTGTTACAGTATCGTCTGCGATAATAACAAAGGTAGACTTATCTAAAGCATGGCTTTGATAACTAGAGTGTACCTTGTCTGCCTTATCATAAGTCACTCCACCATTCTTATTACTATATCTTCTGATGAAGTTAACATCTGCTACTCTAAAGAAAGATCCACCACTTACAATTGAAAAGATATTATCTACTTTAATATCGTTCATACCTAGTATAGATTTATATTTAAGAGCAAGCTCTAACTTAGTAGAGATATCTTTTTCATTTTCTATTTTATCTTGCAAGGATTTTATCTTAGCCTTAACTTTAGTTGCCAATAACTTTACCTTGTCATTGTCGATAATAGATTCTCTGCTAGGTGCAATGTCTACATCTCCTGTCTTAAGAAATACACATAGACGACTAGCTGCTGAAAAATAAATTGGAGATTCAAATTGAACACCCTCTACGACTATTAGATCTGAAGGTTTATGAGCACTATTAAAAGAATTTACAGCTTCAAATACTACAATGTTATCTTCTTCAAAAGCTTTGCTACCAAATGTTGCTTGTACATTAGGCACTTGTATATTTACATCTATAGTATTCCTATCCCAAAACATTATGCATCTTCTTACTGCAGTTTGAAATGAATCTACATCAGCAGGCTTAACAGTTACAATAATCTCTACACCGTTCTTTTGTGTAGTGCTTTCTTGATTAAGGATATCCATTGAGCCAATGTTATCTCTACCAACATGGCAAAGATATGTTGTCTTAGTTCCTTCATAATAAGATACCACAGTAAAGGAATCTGTATAAGCCCATGCAGACTTTGCACCTAATCCATATCCACCAATCTGCCCATTAGTATTTCTTTTAGTTGACGCACCATACATAGTAAAAACATTCTGAACTCTTTCTTCTGAAAGACCTATTCCGAAGTCTCTAACCCTGAACTCACACGCTAGTTTAGTTGGTGCAATAATAGATAGCTTGTGTGTCTTATTAGTTCCTGCTTCAATCATTGCATCTCTAGCATTGCAGATATACTCCTGCACTAGAGTTTGTATTGGACGAGAGTACATTCTATTGCGTAAGATATCAATGATTGCACTGACATCTCCAATGCCAAAGGATTTAGATTTCATTTGCACATTTGATTCAAACTTATTATCAGGAACATTTAAATTTAATACTGCCATATATCCTCCTACGATATTTGCTATTCCTTTCTTCTATTTCTATCGCCTGCTGAATGGACTAAGCCATTAGACTTTACCATACTAGAATCAACTTTTAAATTGTTACCTAAGTTGCTACCTTTATTCTGTAACTTAGTAGCTTTATTTATGTAGGCTGTTAATCTTGGATCAGAATTTATTTGAATACTACAACCTGCCTTGTGGTCGTATACCATATTGCCTGTGTATCTATCTGTATCAGTTGCACAATCTTCGCATTGATTGATGCGACCTTTCTTATTTCTATGTAAAATAAATTCAATCCCACAATCAATACATTCCATATGTCCTCCATAGGATTCCTATATACATTAAGCTCGCTAATCAGTTTTTGTTTTGCGACCTCTAATATAATATATCATATAGATCTTTCTTGTTAGAAAGAAAGAGGAGAGATTGCTCTCTCCCCTCTATGACTTAGGAGGCCATGCTCATAGCTACTTGCCACGAGTCGTTATTGAATGAGTCGGCGGTAACTTGACTCTTAACTTCTCTTACCTTTCTAGTAATAGGTTGCCCTGAAGCATCAACTAATCCAAGCCTTACACCCTTAGTAAGTTTCTCTTGGAGAGTGTTAAAGTTTTGATAGAGATTATCTACTTGTTCTTCTTGTCTGATAGGTTTTAGTAGTTCTAGTTTCTTACTAGCATCTAATACTAACTCGCTGTCAGGGAATCTAATCCTCACCATCTCATCTACAAGAAACACTTTCTCATCTTGAGATAGTTTCTTGCTAGACATTTTATCAATCTGATTATCAATCAATTCTTTTTTCTCAATGATTTTATAGCTTGCCTCAATTGCTTTCTCAAAAATGTTTTTGTTTCTGTGAGAAATTGAAAAGCTAAATACATTTCTCGGAGCTACGAGTCCGTTCATACATACTAAGCGAAGCATATCTAAAGTTACTACAATACCTGAGCTACCATCATAACTATTCATAACTCTTACAAACATCTCGTGACCTTTAGCTTTGATTGCTAACTCTGGAGATTTGAATTGAATCCAATGTTTTTCATGCCCTATACGAGCATGATACTTCTCATTTCTTTTGGTGAATTTGTCTGTAAGTTCTTGCTGTCTCTCTGCAGAATACGCAGGAAACAAAGCGTCTAATCTAGGGTCTAGTGGTTTTCTTAATGGGCTTTTAGATTCCTTAGCTACAAGGAATCCTGCCTTATTAAACTCTGTAATAATCTTACGAGTATCAGCTAAGAAGTATTTGTCAGTTAAGTATTCTGCTTTAGTGTGCTGTAATTGTAATGTCATAATCCCTCCTATTTAATTTTGATTAGCTGTTGTGCAAAGCATAGTGTTACATAGAACAAGATGCCACAACAGTACATGAATGTAGTAATTGTAAAAGCTACCATAAAGTTTTTCATATAACCTCCTGCTAGGATTCCTATATCCAGTTGTCTCGCTAATAGGTTTTAGTAATGCGACTCTATATATATTTATTACTTAGAGTCTGGTGGTAATTAAAGAGAGGGCTTTCGCCCTCTCAATAACTTAGGAGGTTTTCTTGAGTACACTTCTCAAGAAATCAAGTTCTTCCTGCAATTTAAATATGGTAACTTTGATTGTATAACTATCTTCAAATGCTTTATATTCTTGGAGAAATTTTATAGTCTCTTCTAGTTTAAGAATTTTATCCTGCATAAAAAACTCCTATGCGATTTTTTGTAATTCCTTTTTAAAATCAATCTCTTCCTCTTCTTTGAAGTCTCTAAAGTCTACGCTTTCAGATTTTACAGGCCCAACCTCTTCAATTTCTTGATAGTATTTTTTCATAGCATTAATTTTTGCAATAACTAGTTTTTGTTGTGGTGTAAGTTCTTGTTTTTTCATAAATCCTCCTAGGATTCCTATAAACAGTTTGGTCGCTAATCAGATTTTAATTAGACGACTTCTATATAATAAATAGTGCTTATTTTTTGATTTTAGATAAAAAAAAGAAAGGGGCTTTCGCCCCTTTGATTATGCTACTTTCTTTTCAGTAGTTTCGGATAATTCTTTGTCAGAATTGAGTTGGTTAATCTCAGCGCAAACCTTCTTAAGCTCATCGGCATGATTTAAGATAAATTCGATAAAATCAGGTGTTAAGTAGTGTTTTACAGCCCCACGCTCAACTCTAAGAGAAAACTTCCCAGAGCTTTGAGCTTCGTGGATAGCCCAAACAATAGGCTTTTTATTCTTTTCACGGGCAATGTTCGCCATAGAGCTTTTTAAGGATTTACGCATCTCCTCGATTTCTTTTAATTGAGTCTCTAAGTAAGCCATTTTTTGTTCAAGTGTAAGTGACATAAATACTCCTAAGTTAAAGTTAAAAAAAGAGAAGGACTCGGTGTCCTGCCACTTAACCTGCACCGATCGTGCCAAGTGGCAAGTTGTTGAAATTATTGGACAACAAAATCTGTTGAGTGTTGAAAGTTTGGACGATTTCCGAGAAAACCCAATGATTTCGCAACTGTTAGGTTTTTTGACAGGTGACAAAAGTTTGGACAGTCCAAGTGATTGAAATTGTGGAGTTTATCGGGATTACAGCTAGATAAAGCTAAGTGGTTGATAATACAGAGAGTGTTAATAAAATTACAGAGTTAACTATAAGGTCTAGTGATATCAAGTAGTTAGTGTAAGTGCTGGATAATCATTAGGTTTATTGTAAAATCAAATAGATATATTTTGGCATGAATTGTGCAAGCAAGTAATGGCATGAAGCTTGCATTAACAATTATCGTGCCATTATATTTGGCATGGAGTGTGCATTAGCAAATGTCGTGCCAACTTTTTTTTGGCATTGTTCTTGCATATAATAAACTTGGCATGGAACTTGCAAGAGCCAGAGGGGGGGGGTAGGCGAGCTTGAGCGGTCGATTGCGATGTCTATGCATGTGTAAATACTGAGTGGAGTATGTTTGTGTAAGCATCTGCTTACCTTGGTTACTATCTGGGAGGATAGATCGAGGTAGCATGCAGGGTTATTGCATAGCCTATGTCAGTATGTTTGTAGGTACTAGCTCGATCTGAATAGGGCTTCCTACAAGATAGTAACGGAAAACATACGGGAAGTGCGTCAAGATAGGTTGCCATATGGTGTGTGCAGGCTATGCGTTTGTGTATACTGTAGATTACGTTTGGGTACGGGGGTATCCTAGTCTCATAGGTTAGACTTCTAGTTCCCCCACTTAATTACTTTGAAATTGGCTAAGTAGGCTGTGCCGTTAGGCTGAATAGGATTCTTTCAAGAGGGCTTTACGCTGTAGTCTTCTGGCCTTCGTTTCTACAGGAGTCGTTTATGTCAACATTCCGGAAATCCCAGATAGTTGATGTACCCCGACTGTCTCTCGCATCCTTGCAATTTTCACGTTCCCTAGTGAGTAGTCCGAAGTTGTCAGGTAGGGTGTTATCCTACTATGGACGGTCTTCCTTAATAGTTGTTAATTACCTATAAAAGAGGTCACATAGCCAGTTGTCACCAAAATGCTACAAAAAGGTGACGAGATATGGTAAGAATGCCGATAACTTTAGAGTTTCCCGTTGTCGTTTTTTTAACAACTAATTACGAGGGGTAGTTATGTCAGAAAAAAAAGATAAGCCATTTATAGGATTTAATAAAAAGAAGCACTCTCCAACGGGCGGTTTAAACGCTAAGTATAGAGAAAAGTATAACCGTGAGCATGGTAGCCATTTGCAAGAGCCAGTTACCGAATCTAACCCCTCGGAAGAACGTGCAGCCAGAAGAAGATCCTTCTGTGCTAGGATGAATGGTGTACCGGGGCCAACTTCTAAAGATGGCAAGCTTACACCAAAAGGTGCTGCGTTAAAAAGATGGCGTTGCCTTAAAAAGAAGATATTTGGTGGTGATGACTAGTTATACCATATCATCGTAGAATTTAGATAAATACTTGAATGCTTGAGTCATTAATTTACCGTTAATATAGAATATATATCCATCTGTAGCAGTTTGATCAGTATCCCAGCTATTGGCAGGTTGTGCAAAATACGAGTGCCTAGCTTCTCTTAATTCTCCTGCAGGGCCTCCAATAGTCCAAAAGCAACTATAACCGTCACTAGAATACTCCATTATACCAAACTCATACCAAAATCCATCATTAGATAATTCGGCTATAATACCCCCATCTAACTCAGTTATTTTGCAATCTAGTTCTTTTAGCTGTTCTAGGGTGTAGTTTTTAGTTTTAAATTGTTTCATAGTGTACCAATATACTTCCAAGTATGATGCCCGTCAAGTCCAATAGTCATAAGTAGCATTTCTTCTGCCATAGATTCTATAATAAATAGTTGATCTAAATAAGCATTATAGAATATAACCTGCACTGATTTATTCATCTCTACTCTCCACATACTCAATCTCCTAAGATTAACACAAATGCTAATTTAAGTAGATTGAATATTATATTTTAATATTGGCACTCACTTTGCAGTTCTGAGTGCCATTTGTTAGTTTACAGGAGAAATTTCCTTTAATACCTGTAGTTTAGCCTCAATCTCTCGAATATCCATAGCTGCATCTGCCACACCATGCCAATCTTCTTGCTCCAGCTTTAAACGCAAATAGTCAATCATACCTTCTTTTTGAAATAATAAATTTTGTTTATCATTTTTCATTCTTTTTTTCCTTGTTTTAGGATTTAAAGGCTGTTAATCTCATCGAGAACCATTTAACAGACAATCACTATTTATCTGCACCTACCAATCATCTAGAATTAGCCCAGACCTTCATCATAGCTTTCGCCATCGGATTACAGCACTCATAGGCTTAATTGGCTCCAAGTAAGCTCCAGCGAGCAAGACTCACAACTTGGCACGGCTTGAACCATCAAACTCGTTGCATGTGACGCTAAAGATAATGTATCATATTTATTTAAGTTTATCAATCTAGGTTTCATCTTCTTCATTAAAAACTTTCTTTATTTGTGATTCATAAAATCCACAACCTTTTAAAAAGTATTTAAACTCGTCAACGATTTCATTAAGAGTATCTACTTCAAGAGAATATTCAACATTAGAAACATCATATCTATTCTCTGGGTCTTTATGTTTTATAAATTTAATAATCATTTTAAATGCCTCCAAACCTAATTAAAAACACCTGCTTGAGACATTCTTTTAAAAACCTGCTCTTTCCAATTTTGCGTCATTTTTCATATCCTCATACGTTTTCCCAAGATATTCCGCTACCTTATCAGTAAAATGATAATCATTAAAGTAGCCCAAATCTGAAATAATTCCTTCATAATACACTGCGTTTATGACTTGTTCTGCAGAATTTAGTCTTTTTTGTAAGTTCTCGATTTCTGTATGTAACTCCATAATTCTAGTTAAAGGGTTGTAATAGCTCATAATATCTCCTAATATCTTATAATAATCCTTACTAATTATATACCATTTTTATTAAATTAACAACTATTTGTATGAAAACAAAATCATTTACTGAATTAAAAAAATTTTTAGGAAAAGGTGGTTCTTCTGATGCTACGGAGTTAATGAATACTCCTGTTGATGAAGTATCTCAAAATAAAAATGATAAAAAGCTTGAAGATTTAATGAAAAATAAACCTTCTGAAGCTGAAGTTGAACAAGCTATAGCAAAAAATGCAAAGTCTTTACCTAAAACTCCTCATATAGATGAATTAGCGGCTCAAAGAGCACAAAATAAATTTAATGAAATGATGAAAAATCAAAATTTATCAAATGTAGGTTTAGATGAAGCAGGGGCAGCAAATCCTAAAGCATTAGCAGGAGCTGTAGTTCCTGGAGCATTGGGTATGTTAGCTGCGCATTTAATTGGAAAAACTCCAGATTTGCAATTAGATCTTAAAGATGCAGGTGCTGGTTCTGATGTGGTTCCTAAAGATGCAGGGCATTTTAATGAAGATCCAAAATTTAAAAAATTAAAAGATATTTTAGAGAATAGATAAATATTTTTTGCAACCCTTGGACTTATTTCCATGTACTCTGCAAACTAATTCCTTATCTTTTCCACAAGAATAAATTAAAATTAATGCATCGCTTTCTTCTATTCTATCCACAAGCTTACATTCTGACCCTGACTTTAAATTTCCACATCCAAAAATAAAACTAGTCCATAGTATTAGTGCTAATTTCATCATCTTCCTCGCTTTCTTTATCCCAAATTAAACCTAATACTTCAAAATAATGATCTAAAGCCATATTTTCACTTAATTCATCTAAATTATTTCTAGCTTCTTTTGCTTTTAAAACACCTTTTTTTAAATCAACACATATTAAACACATATTCTAGTCCTCATCTTGTTCTCCATATAAGCCAGTTCCAAAGTAATCTTTCATTCTAGAAGATTTTGAATTTCTTTCTTTTTCTAATTTTTCCCAATCTTCTTTTTTTATTCCACATTTAGTGCAATCCCAAACAATACTGACTATTAACACCGTTTTTTTCCAGCGATGATAACAATTTAAAGCTTTTCTTTTTTGTTCTTCTGTCAGCATTTTTCACAATTTGATTTATTAAATCTATGATTATGTTGATTTCTACAGTATTTACTGCAGTAAACTACGGATTTACCGCTTTTAGTTTCATAGATAAAAGTTTCTTCTCCTAAACAATGATTTACAGCCTGTATTCTGTTTTGTAAACTTATATTTTTTTGTTTTATTGTTGTTATAATACTACTGCATTTAGCGCAAGTAATTCTAGCTCTTAATGGTTGACCACTAATTTTACCATCTAGTACCATTTATCCTCCAACTAGCAGATAGTAATAGATTATAGCATTGGCAAAAAATAAAATCAAGCTATACCATTATAGATCTTCAAAAACTACAGGTATGTTTGCTTTAAATTCATTTAATAAATTGCTTGCTAATGTTCTAATTTCTAATTGAGCATGTTTGTCTGTTCTTAATTTAAAAAAATGTCTCCAGGATCTTAAATTCATTGTAACAATAACTTCTGTTTTGGTGTCGTTTGGTAATACTCCTCTTGCTTGTTGAGGTTTAAGCCCTAAAGAAATTAAACTCATATAAGATCTTTCACTATCTTCTAACGCTATTTTATATTTAAATTGCTGTTCTATTGTCATAGAGTCAAAATCTAAAGGTTTAATAAAAGTAATTTGATTTCCAAACTTACCTCTGCTGTAATTTACGTATCGCTGAGATTCCTGAGAATAAGATGCAATACGGTGCCTAACGAGCTGATGAGAACAAGCACGGCTGCAAGTGAAACGAACAGTAACACTAAAATGCTCCACAACAGATTCATGCTCAGATTCAAGAATTTTTTTAACAAATGTATTACAACTTCCATCTTTTATTGTATCTTCACTTTTATAGCAAACTTTGCCGCACTGTTCAATATGTTTTATAATTTCTTCGCCACTTATTGGAGTTATGATTTCTACACTAGGGTCTACTAAAATCACTACTCCTCCTCTTCATGAACTTCAATTTCATTAGCAATTTCTTCAAATGATTGTTTAATAGATCCTGGCTGAAATCCACAGCCTAATAAAAAATATCTAAATTCACTAACAATATCAGTGGTAGTTAGTGCATCAACTGACATTGAAAGCTCTGTTATGTCAAATTTATTTTCTCTATCTGATGTTTTTATAAATGTAAACATTATTCAACCTCCATTGTGGATTGACCATCAATTAATTCTTGAACTTCTTTAAAACCAACAACTTCATCTCCAATTTCATTTACCGCCTTAACTACCGAAGTGTCATTAGTTTCTTTTATCTCCCAAAATAATTTTTCATTATCTATAAAACTTAAAGCTGGTCTTAGTGTTATTAGTTGCTCATTTGGTACAAATATAACGTAACCGTGAGATTCAGAAAAAGCAATCCCTTTTTTATCCACTTCTAGTTTATATAAAAGTCTATTGGATTCATTAAAATAAAATACATCGCTTAGGGAAATTACTTTCTCAGTTTCTTCCTTTTCTGAGAGTGTTTGTATTTCTTTTTTAGGAGTTTCTTTTATGAGTATTTCTTGATTATTTATTTTAGACAAGTTTCTCTGTAAGTCTCTAATGCTTTCTCTTAACTCATTTTGAGAAATTTCCCCTTCCGCAAATTTAATTGCTTTTTTCCTTACAAGATTTATATCTTCAATTATATCTAACACATGCATTAACAACTCCATATAGGAGAAATATTATGTATAATTTTAACACAGAAGTACACCCTGATCAAGTAGTTTGTAGATGTTGCGGTCAAAAAAGAGTAAAGACTTATGGTTCTATTACAAGCGATAAAAGGGTTGTTTGGGTTAACGAATTTGGTGAAAGATGGTATGGTAAAAAGTGTCCTAATTGTTATAAAACCTATAAAGAAGCTTATGATCAAAAAAGAAGATTAAAACTAGGGCATAGACCTTTTGGTAGTTTTGATAACTGTTCAGAGTGTGGAAATAAATTTTTAGTAAAAATGGGAGCTACTAAAAAATGCCCAAGTTGTAAATCTAAGAATATTAAAACTCAATTAAAATTAACAGAGGGCTAATCGCCCTCTCCCATAAAACTCATCATATTAAAAACAATATTTTTCGATAATTCTGATAAAAATACTTGATCTTCTGCGCTAAGATATTCATTTGGTACATAAACAGGAGATCCGTCCTCTTCTCTCCTGTACATCAAAAGCCACTGTTTTCCTACCATTTTATTTAAATACATTTTTAAATTTCTAAAATGCATTAATTGTACTGCTGGGCTATCTTGCTCATCTTTGTCAGATTCCAGCTCGCTTAATACTTCATCTACGGTATCATTTAATTCTTCTTGAGTCATTTCTGGGTTTTCTTTTAAAACTTCTTCTATTAAAGAATCAACTTCTTTTGATGTTAAAACTTTAAATTTATTCTTTTTGTCATCTGTCACCTTTGATCTCCCTGATTGTTTCACCTATAAACTCTGCAGTATTCCACGTTATTTCTAAAAATACTTCCTGTGGTAACGTCCTAGCATAGGTAGTGTTTACTATATATCCAGATTTTCTTAGTTTATTTTTAATCTTAATTTCATCGTTTTTATTGATGAAAATTTCTATTCTTTCAAACCCAAGCGTAGAAGCTACTCTAATCATCTCGCTAATTGTGATTAAATTTTTAATAGGGCTTCTTTTTTGATGCATTATCATATTATGATATGCTTTATTTGCTGCAATCATCCAATAATCCTCAGTGTTGGGTGAAAACAAATGTCACAAGTTTCACTTATATCTTCTGAAATAAAAGAATGTCCGCAATCTTTATTGGTACATCTTTGTTTTTTTAAAAATCCTGTTTCATCACAGAATTGATTTTTTGAAAATTTTAAGCTTATAGATTCTAAATCTTCTTTTGAGTACTTGGAGGATAAATGTGCTAATCTTTGTAACCAATCAGAATCTTTAACAACCCCAGCTTGTACTAACTCTGATAATTGCATGTACTCTAAAATTTCTAAAGGATCTTTCACAACAACCTCAAATTTTGCCTTTTTGCAAATTGAAAACTTAAGCTAAAGGCTATAAGTTTTATCATTATTGAAGTATATTTTGCATTTGATAAAAAATCTAGCCCAACTCCGCAACTATCTACATAATAGCATACTCTGCCACTTTTGAAAAACAACATTTTTACAAAAAAAACACTGACTTCTGTATCCCCATTTAAATGCTCGATTATATCAAATAACTTCCAATGAAAAATAATATCAAATCTTACTTTAGTTTGTTTTGTTTTCATCTTCTAGTGTTTTTTCTACAGCAAGCACTAATGCTTCGTGTAAAATTTGTTTGATAAAAATTTCTTGTTGTTCTTCTGTACTATTTTCTCCTAAATTTTCTAATGCTAAATTAATTAAAGCATCTGCCATTTCTTCGTCTAAATCTATTTGAATTTCACCATTATCTAATGCAACTACTTTTGCTTCCATAAAATCCTTAAAAAGACAAGGAGAGTGGAGGTATCTCTCCTTGCCAAATAGTTATCTATAAATATTATAGATGACTAGGGGTTATTTAATTTATTTGCTATATCCTCTTTACTTAAATTTTTAGTAGCTTCTTTTAAATCATCTTGAGAAAAACCATGATAATTCATATGATTAATAAATTTACTATACTCTTCTTCTAATTGTTTTTGCAGCCTAACTTCATCTATTGCGGATAATAAGCTGGATACAATAAATACAACTAGAGCGCCTATTAAAATTTTAAAAAGCAAAGGATCTCCCAAGTTTTTTAAAGCAATAAAAGCTCCAGCAAAAGCTAGTAATTGAATTGTTATCTGAGATAATATCTTAATTGTTTTATTTATTTTAAAGGACAGTTTTCTTTGAACTAAATCCTCACCAATTTTAAATTTTTTTGCAGAATTTAAAACTTCATCAATTGATTTCATAACTTCTCCTAAAAAGAAAACGGAACATTTGGAACTTCTATCCAGTGTTTTATATTATTTCTTTTTAATAAAACTTTTTCTAATCCTAAAGGGGTTCCTTGTTTAGTAATATAAGCCACTTCTGCTTCTATATTGTCTTCATCTTGTTTAACTAACTTTACAACATAAATGTAAATGCTAGAGTTAGTTGTAGTATAAAATCTATTTTGGTGTATATCACTCATATATAAAATTTACCATTTTATAACATTAAAGTCAACTACTTACCTACCAGCATACGACACATTGTTAGCTGGTAGTGTAAGTTATCGTTTTTTATTTGTAAATTACTTATTTGTTCTTCTTTTGATCTTAAATCCCTATCTTCTAAAAAAGATCCAACGCAAGATATTACAATTAAGGTCAAAGAAAAATTTACTACTATAAAAAATAGTAATGTTGCTATTTTATTATGCCCCTGTCCACTCACAAGCACCCCCGCTACACGCTAATTGATCCATTCGTTTAGTATTATCTTGAAATTCAATAACTTCATTTAGGTTAACATTTTTAATTTGCTTTGACAACTCTTCAAAAGTTTCTTTTGTACATGACTCAAACGGTGCTTGTTTATAAGAACCTCCATCAAAAGGTAATAAACTTATCCCTGTATAGGAGTCTCTATGTTCCCACATATTATCTCTTAAAGAATCAACCTCTTCTGCCTTATAGTTAATAGTACAAGACACGTTATGCTTATTTGCTCCACTTCTATGTCCAGAAGCCACCCAGTTTTGATTAAATTTTAGTACTCTCTGCAATAAAGAATCTGCACTTTCCATATTTCTAGTAATTGAATTTTTTGGAGACTCTTGAGGTATACTTACCACTACTCCAGTTGGAGAAAATAAATCATCTTCTACTAGACTTGGCACTGTCTCTATAAGATAATTAGTAAGAACATCTCCCTTATTCATTCTGACTCTTCTGATATAAAAATCATCATATCTTGCATGAATACCACTAGCACTACCAACTACACAACTCATAGTTCCTTCTGGTTTTAGACAGGTAGTTCTAGCAGCTAGATTTATTCCAATCTTTTTAGCATACTTCTCATTAACATCTAAAACAAGTTTTGCTGAATTTTGTAATTGTTCGTTTGTTAGTACATTATTATCAGCAACTCCAGTGAATGATACTCCCAAAAGAGCTTCTTTTTCTGTTTGTACCTTCCAATTTTCTTTAATGTAAGGAAAATCAGTATACGCTGCTTGTAAAGTGCCTAACAATGACGCAGCATACACTCTATTATGCAGATCCTTTTCATTTTTAACGCCTGTAAGATTTACAGAAGTTAAATTACAAAATTGATTAGAATTAAGACTAATTTCACAGCACGGATTAACTCCCAATTCCAAGTCATTTGTCCAAACAAAGCCAGGTTCTCCACTATTACTAGCAATACAAGCATCAAATACCGCATTAAACTCCTCTCTAGTGGTAGTAAGTCTGTGAAGAACAGCGCTATTGTTAGCTCTAGCTCTGTGAGGATGTTTTTCCCACCAATGTCCATGTTTAGCAGTTAACATATCATTGTCATCCTTATCAAAAATAGAAATTAGAGCTGCTCTTCTTATACCTCCTGAGAGTACACAGTCTGCTATAATACATAACATATCGTGAACTTCTATAGTTTTTAATTTTCTACCAATTGCTAATTTTAATTTACTTTCAACTAATTCTAACATTCTTTTTAAAGGTTCATGTCCAGGAGCAGTAGCTCCGCTAGATAATCTAGAGCCTTTTGGTCTAATTAGTGAAAAATCAAATAAAGGTCTTAAGCCTCCATTAAAATAAGATCTCATTAAGCTATTTAATGACTCTGCCCACCCCTCAATAGAGTCTGATACAATATATTTATTTTCTTCTTTTGGCTTTCTTACCGTTGGAAGATTATTTGTGTGGTGTTTTTGAACAGAGAAACCAAAACCTGTACCGCACATTAATAAATACAATGCTTCACTAAAAATTTCTGGATAATTTGCTGCAGCAAAGCTACAATTAAATAATTTAATATTGTTTTTTAAAATACTTTCTCCGCCAAACTGCATAGATCTCATTGACGGCATAACATTTAAATCATGAACTTGTTTATAAGCTTTAATAATATCTCTAGATAAATGAGGAAATCTTTCTAGATGCATCATCATATTTCTATTGATGATTTCTTCTAAAGATTCCCTTCTTCCTAAGTGATCTAAGAACTTAGCATAAGTTCTGTAAACTACAATATCAGAAAGAAATTTATTTGACTTATTCAATTGTCCACCTCCAAAGTTATAATATGATTATGCCTTAATCTTGAGGAGGATGCAACTTATTTTTACCCATTTCTTTCATTTCTTGTTTGATCTTTTCACTTAGTTTTATTATTTCACTAAACTGTATTTTTAATTGTTTTTCTTCTAGCAATTTTTTAAAAAGTCCAGAATCTAAACTTTTCCAAGGAAGCCCTGCAATATAATCTGTATCTTTTCTATTCATATGTTACCTAAACTGCATGTTTTTAAGTTTTTTTTCACGTTCTCTATCAATAGAATCTTCAATTTCTAATTTAATTCTTTCATAAATATCTTTAACCTCGTTTGTTCTTTCAAAATGTTCTGGAGTTTCAGCAGTTTCTAAAAGCATATCGCAGGTTCTTTCTCCTACATCCGCTAAGTGCCAGAGAACTTGTGTATCTTCTAGATTAAGTTTTCTGTAATGAGATTGATTTACTAATTTAGTCATTCTTTCATAAGATTCTTTTAGTTCATCATCTTTTGCTGCCTCTGCCACTTCAATTGCGTTTGCGATTACTTCTTTTAGCAACTCTTTCATGTCCTCGTTTAAATTTAATTGCATCACTTCCACCTTTGTTTTTTAAATCTTTTAGAAACTTATTAGGATCTAATTTTTTATTTCTTAGAGAAACATCTCCAATGTATGGTAATTCCACAGTTCTTTGAACTAATTCTTCTGCTAATTCATATAAAAAGCATTTACATATTGTGTCAATAAATTCTCTAGATAATCCTGTGTCGTCACAAGTTCTAGTTACTATATCTTGATAATGCTTATTACTCATGGTATAAAAAATCTCCTTCCAGAAGCTGGCGGAACTATTTGTACATGAACCCATCCTGGAGTGTGTTTAAAATCTTCCATCCATAATCCAATAGCTGTTATTTCGTCTATATGGTCATATATAAAATCTTTTAAATGATTATCAGGATCAGAAAAATCACAAGCTTGTCCACTTAAATGTTTTGACTTCATTGGAATTTTTGACATATCTCTAATCCCTTTATCAGCATAAATTCTTATGTGATCTTCTAGAGATCTGTATCCACTAGTCACTATCATAGGCTTTGCAAAAATATCTCTAAGTTTATTTACTTTCAAAAGTAACTCAAAAACATTTTGCTGATGTTCTTCTGGAACATCGTTTATATCTTTTCCTTTTAAAATTTCAGACATTGAAATCATATAACCTCCAATAAGGTTTATTGTAGTATATTTTATTTTGTATTTATTGTCAAATTTTTATTGACAGGTTTGAATTATTTTCTTAATATCGAAAATGGGCAAAAAGCCTAGCTTATACTGTGCTAGATCGTAAAAAAGGGAAACCGAGATACTACCGGGGCATAATCAATAAACGGTAACTGTCAAAACGAAGGCCAGAAGATGACAGCGAAACGCTACTCAGTATATTCTTATTTAGCGATAACATCGCCAAGAGGTTAGACGAAAGTTAAAAGTAGTAACTCTAATCGCTCTAAAGGTACTATATATAATAGATACTAGGCGGAGCCGTGCAAGGAATTAACAACTACTAGTAGAAGGTGTTAGATTTTTCAAGTATGAATAATCTAGTGATTAAAAAATTCAGCAATACCAATAAGACTGATAAAACAAGCATCTAACGAACAATGTACCATCTTCTTTAATTGTAAATTGTAGTATCTTTTAGACTACATACTTACAGAAGGAAATTTATGAAAAACCTACTTTACGAACTAAACGTAACTAAGATTTTATTGATTCTTGTTGTAATAACGTCCTGTATTACCAAAAGTCCAGAAGCAATTTCAGTATCAGTTATTTCTCTTGTAAGCTTTGCTTGCGTAGATAAATATCTTACAATTCTTAGCTTAAAATCAAATAGAGAAGATGAGCTAGATTCAGTAAATAAAGCTATTATAGAGCTAGAATCTAAAGTATCTCACTTGTCAAATAAAGATGTTGCAAAAGATTTATTAGGTGGACTTGCTCCAAAAAGGTAATATATGAACTTAATTGACATGTCACAATTTAAAACTTTAGAAGATCTAAAGAAACATGCAGAACAATTAACTAAAACAAACTTAATGTTGCAAAATGATATTAAGCATAAAGATGAAAAAATTGCTCATCTAGAGTCTTTACTGAATACTCTCCCATCAACAGATTTTTTAGTAGAGGATAGGGAAGTTGAGATTTGTAAGATTGAAATTAATAGATTATATCAAAAATCTCTTAGATTTCCATTAGATGATAAAGAAGTTCGGAATCTTGAGATTCTTGTAAAAACTTTAGCTGTTGCTAGAGGTAGAAACGTATCTGATGTAAAAGAAAAAAAGGACAAGGAAGCTGTAAAAAATTTACCTGTTGGTAAGTTGGTTGAGCTTGCTAAATCTATAAAAAATGAATAATGAAGAATTAGAACAATTATCTCCTGAAGAAGCTGGAGATATTCTTTGGCAAAATGGAGATGCGTGGCAATTCTTATTAGATCCTCTTCAACAAAAACTAGTAAGATCTTATCTTCAAAGCGACATAGGTAAAGAACTTATACTTGTACTAGGTAGACAGGTAGGTAAATCTTATGCTTTATTTACTTTAGCTATGTGCGAATGTCTTCGTAGACCTGGAATTACAGTAGTTTATGTTGCTCCTACTTTAAAAATGGCTAAAAAAATTACTCGTATGACTTTAAGAGAAGTTGCAAAAACTGCTCCAAAAGATTGTACTCCTAAGTTTAATACTCAAGATAGCGAATATAATTTTCCAAATGGTAGTAAAATAGAATTAGCTGGATTTAATGCCGGGCAAATTGAAGATTCCAGAGGGCCTAAAGCACATTTAATTATTGTAGATGAGTGCGGATTTATGGATGCTTCTGAATTTGATTATGGTGTAAACTCTGTTCTATACCCAAAACTAAACTCTACAAGAGGGGTTATGTTAATGTGTTCTACTTTACCAAAGTCGGCAGCACATCCATATTGGAATAGAGTATTAAAAGCTAAATTAGAAGATCGTTTGGTAGAAGGTACAGTATATGATTGTCCTAGATATACAAAAGATGATATTGATAAATTTGCATCTAGATCTGGCGGATATGATTCTATAGATTTTAGGCGTGAGTTTATGAATGAAATGGTAACAGACGAAGAAAAAGCTGTTGTACCAGAAGCCACTAAAAACATTATGAATAAGATTGTTAGAGAAGTAACTAGACCTTCTCATTTTGATTGCTATATTGGAATGGATATAGGTTTTAGAGATTATACCGCTATTTTATTTGCTTATTATGATTTTTTAAAAAATACTGTTGTAATCGAAGATGAAGTTATTATTAAAGGAACTAAGGTTACCACCAAAGCAATAGCGGATGCAATAAAAGAAAAGGAAGAAAAACTTTGGCAACATAAAAAACCATTCCTTAGAATTGCAGATAACAATAATTTAATTCTTTTAAATGAACTTACTCAATCCCCTTACAACTTACCAATATTTCCAACTGCCAAAGATAACAGAGAAGCGGCTATAAATAAGGTAAGATTGCTAATTCAGAAAGAACAGATTATAATAAACCCAAGATGTGTGGTTTTACAGCAACATTTACAACACGCTACATGGAATAATAAACGTAGCGAGTTTGAAAGAGATCCTCTTAATGGTCACTTTGACGCATTAGCAGCATTAATCTATCTATGCAGAAATGTTCAATATCAACGAAATCCATATCCACCAGAATACATGATGACTACAGATGCTTTTTATGTAGATATGAGTAATGGATTTGACGCTCCAAAAGATGATTTTCAAAAACACATTAGAGAAGCTTTTAACCCATTCAAGAAAAAGACTTTTTAGGCATATTAACAACTACTTGTAGAGGATTTTTATGGATAATTCTACACGACCAGAATCTAAATATTTCGCAGCTACAAGAGATCCAAAGAAATTGGGTAGTAATTTAGTCAATAAAGTCAAAGGCTTCCAACAAATGTCGAAGCAAATGGGTATTACTAATAAACTAAAAAACTCTTGGGCTAGTTATCATGGCATGTTCTGGAATACATTTGGTGGATCTCATCAAGTAACCTTTACTGGAGAGCAAGGAGAGCTTTCTCAACTTCCGGTAAATCATTTACGAAATATTGTAACTCACATGAAAACAATGACTTTAGCATCTAGACCAGCTTTAGATGCTAGAGCCGCTAATACTGACCCTAAATCTCTAGTACAAGCACAATTAGCTACAGGGTTATTAGATTACTATTTAAGAGAGATGAGACTAGAAAAACATATTGCTATGGCTGTTGAAACAGCCTTAGTTCTTGGATCTGGTTATATTCAAGTAGAATGGGATACATCAAAAGGTCAAATTGTTGAGCAAGATGAAGAGACAGGATTCCCAGTAAGAGAAGGAGATTTAGCTTTTTGTAATTTATCTCCCTTTGAAGTCATACATGACGTTAATAAAAGCGATGATAATCATAACTGGCTTATTACTATAAGTTATAAAAATAGATATGATCTAATTGCTAAATTTCCAGAATATGAAAAAGAAATTGAAAGTTTACCAGGAAAAGATAAACTTGAAGGAAGCTTAGTTTTAAATAGAGATTTTGCATCAGATGAAATTCCTGTATTTACATTTTTTCATAAACCAACAGATAGTCTCCCGAATGGAAGACATGTTGTATTTTTATCAGAAGATGTAATTCTTACAGATTTAGATTTACCATATAAAAAAATACCTATCTTTAGAGTATCTGCTGCAGATATTTTAGGAACTTGTATTGGATATGCAAATACTTATGATCTACTGCCTTTACAAGATGCTATTAACACTTTATATACATCAGTATTTTCTAATAACGTAGCGCTTGGTACTCAGAATTTATTCGTAGAAACGGGAGCAAACTTAAACGTAACATCTTTATCCGGTGGTTTAAATGTTATTGAAGGGTTAAAAAAACCAGAACCTTTAAATTTAGTTGCTTCATCTCCAGAGACTTATCAGTTAATTAATAAAATGGAATCTTTAATGGAGACAATTTCTGGTATAAACTCAGTAGTTCGTGGTAATCCAGAAGCTAATTTAAAATCAGGAACATCTTTAGCAGTCGTACAATCTCAAGCAGTTCAATTTATTAATGGATTGCAACAGCAGTACATTCAGTTATTAGAAGACCTTGGTACTTGTATTATTGAGATTTTAAAAGATTATGCAACAGAACCTAGAGTTGTCAGTATTGTAGGGAATAATAATAAAGCTTATTTAAAACAATTTAAAGCTGACGATATTCAAGAAGTTAATAGAGTAGTTGTAGATGTTGGTAATCCATTATCTAAGACTTTTGCTGGTCGTATTCAAATGGCAGAACAATTGATGCAAATGAAAGCTGATGAATTTACAATAGATCAATATATTCAAGTTATCAACACAGGTAAGCTTGATGTTATGACAAATAAAAATACTCGCAAATTAAATCAAATTGAATTAGAAAATGAAAGATTGATGGCTGGAAAAGAAACTAAAGTTTTAATTTTAGATGATCACGCAATGCATATACAAGAGCATGCAAGTTTATTAGATGATCCAGATATTAGGGATAATGATGAAATCGCAGGTGTTATTTTAAATCATATTCAACAACATATGGATCTTGCATCTGATCCTGGAACACAAGCATTACATCAACTAATGGGGCATAAACCAATTCCTCAGCAGCAATCTCCTAGTCAACAACCTAATCCAGAAAACATGAATCAACCGCAAGGTAATATACCTGCAAATATGGGAGAAGTTCCTCCAGCAAATCAACCTCCACAACAACCAAACATGCCTCAATCTCCTACAGGACAACCTACACAACCAGATCAACAAATGGCAATGAATACTGGGGGGTAATAATGTCAACGGCGGAAGAGCTTAGAAAAAAATTACTAGACTTGGCAAATAAACCATTAAAGGAACAACAAGAGCAACCGACTTCTTTACCAGAAGAACCACCACCAATACCAAAAGAACTACCACCTCTACCTAAAGAAAGTATAAGCAAACAAAATAATCCTTTTATAGTAAATCCAGATATCATGGATGAAAAAGATACTGAAAATTTAATAGATGTAATGACAAATAAAAGAGTGAAACCCGTTGAGTATTCTAGTAAAAATCAATCTCATAAAAGAGGAATAGATGCTCTTAATAAGATAATAAATTATCAAAATAAAACAATAGATGAAGTAGCAAAAGCTAGAAAGTCGGGAGATTCTTCCTTATTAAAAACACCAGAATATTATTATCAAGATGAGGATTTAGTAAATAATATTTTCAAAGTTGGAAATGAAATTCAAAATTCAAATATTGTAAGACCAAAATCACAATTCCTACAATTTAAAAATCAAAATCTAAAACCAGAAATACAACAAGAAATAAAAAATAGTATTATGAATTCGGATTATGAAAAGGCAATTGATTTGGCTCATAATAAAAATAATATGTTTGCAGGCAGGGGAGTTTTTAATAGAACCATAGAAGACATACTACAAAATGAAATGAATATAAAACCAGACGAGCATGATAAACTATATGATCTTTTTAAAGATTCAGACTTATTAAGAAATGTTAAAATAATAAAAAAACCTTTGCCAGAGGAGTCAGTCGGAGGATACTATAATCCAACTGCAACTGAAGAACATCCATTTGGTCACATTGTTTTAAACACTAATAATAAGAATCCATCTAAATTATCAATTATATTACATGAACTAAAACATGCTAGAGATAGATTATATAATATGGATTTAAGAGATAAAATGCACAGTTCTAATTTTCCTTTAGAAATTCCTCAAGATCAAGTTTCTTTAAGTAAACTCAACCCAAAAACAGGAGAAAAAATAGAATACTCGCTACCTGGGTATGCACATCTAGATAAGGAAGCTTCTGGAGGTTTGATTGCTCATCATATTGAGCCGTACGCTGAAATTAACACAATAAAAGGATTACAAAAAAATAAATTATTTGGTTTGCTACCATTAGCAGCAGCATTAGGTGCCACTGCATATTCTACAAGCTCTAAAGCAGATGAGGGAGATTATGAAGGAGTTGCAAAAGATATAGCAGAAAATACGGCAGATGTTGGCTCTTTGGGATTTTACTCTGCTGCTAAAAAATTAGGAGCTGGAAAATCTGGAAAAAATATATTAAAAGATATTGCAGTGTCGGATAGAGCAGGAGAACCTTTTGATTGGTCGGATTATAGTAAAGAAGATATAGATCAATTACATGAGGGATTAAAAGACACAGCACACGCTGCAGCTTATTTAACTCCAGCCGCTCCTTATGTAGGAGCTGCAGATACGGGAATGATGTTAGGTCAAGGAACAGGAGTAATAGAAAATCTTTATAAAAATTATAAAAATAATCAAAGCGTTTTAGATCCAGAATTTGAAAAACAAGAAGAGGAATCAAAAAGAGCACAAGAAGAATGGGAAGCTAGACACAAGAGAGTAAACGAAACTACAGGTATTGAAAGAGCCAACAAAATTAAAAGAAGTATTGAAGCTAAAAAATAAGTATTAACAACTACATATAGAGAGTACGCAATAACGCATCTCTCACTAACAATTACCCCAATAGGGGCATTATTTAGGAGAATTTTATGTCACAACAAGCTATGGACACAGCTCCAGTAGTAGACTCAATCGCACCATCAGAAGCAGAATTAGAAAGTTTTGAAACTGAATCCTCTGATTCTAATACTACAGCAACGGCTGAACAAAAGCAAGAAATTCAAAAACAAATTGAAAAATTAGAAAGAGAATTTAAGCTTAAAGTTAACGGCAAAGAAGTAGTAGAAAAAATTGATTTAAATGACGAACAAAGAATTGTAAAAGCTTTACAAATGGAAAAAGCCGCACAAGAAGCATTTCAAAGAGCTGCAGCTAAGGAAAAAGAATTAAGTAACATGAACTCCCAACTTGATCAATTTTTTAAATTGCTTCAAGAAAATCCACTTCAAGTACTATTAAATCCAGAGCTTGGATTAAATGCGGAAGAAATAGCTAATAAAATTTTGGATATGAAGATTGAAGAAGAACTAAAATCTCCAGAACAAAAAGCATTAGAAGAAGCTAAAGCTAAACTAGCCGAGTATGAGCATAAAGAAAAAAGTGCTAGAGAAGAAGCGGAAAGACTAAGAACAGAAAAACTACAAGAAGATTTTGAAAGAGAAATTACAACCTCTATTACTGGAGCTATTGAAAAAGGAGATCTTCCTGCTTCACCTTATATTGTGGCTAAATTTGGTCAATTATTAGAAGCTGCTATTGATAGAAATATTGAAATTAAACCTGATGATTTAATTCCTTTAGTAAAAAGTGCATACATGCGTGACATGAGAGATATGATCGGCAAGTTACCAGATGAAATTATTGAAGATATGGTAACTCCAGATCGGATTAAAGGTATTAGAAACAAAAGAATTCAAGCAGTTAAGCAAACTAACGCTAAAGTTGCCTCTACTCCAAAGGTAGAAGATACTGGAGCTGCGCCAGTTAAATCTGAATCTAAAAAGAAAGAAAATTTCTTTAAAAAGTTAGGAGATTGGTAATTTAACAACTGTTTATAATGGGATGCCCCAAGTATCCCAATTAATTTGGCTTAAGTATCGAATATGAATTTCTATAGACGTAGTGGCAAGCAATAGCCCCATTACCACCCTTAAGAAAGTAGTAGGAGATAGTTAGTATATTACAAAACTATTTATTATTATTTTAACAAAGGAAAACTAAAATGGCTCAATTTAACGACTTAGTAAGCTTAAACGGTCTTTTTAAAGACGTATATGCTGCTGAAATTCACAACATGATCCCGTCTGTAGCAAAGCTACAAGAAATTATTAAATTCGTTGGTAGACAATACCAAGAAGGGAATCAATACGTTCAACCACTAGTTCTACAATTAGAGCATGGTGTTTCGTATGGTTCACCAGAAGATGGAGCATTTGATCTAAACGCTTCTATCTCAGGTGTTGTAAAACATGCAAGAGTACGTGGTGCTCAAATGTTACTAAGAACATCAGTAGCATATGACTTGCTTGCTCGTTCTCAAAACAATGCAGGGGCTTTTGCTCAAGCAACTAAATTCGTAGTTCAAGCTATGACTGAATCAATGGCTAAGAAATACGAAGTAGAAATTTTCTATGGTCAATCAAACATTGGACTTGTAGAATCTTCTACATCATCACAGTTTGTAATTGAAGCTTCTGAATGGGCTTCTGGTATTTTCTGCGGCGGTAAAGGGATGAAACTTGAAATTAGAAATGCTGCAGATAGTGCAAAACTTCAAGATGTAACTATTAGCGCAGTTGATTTTGAAACTAGAACTATTAAAGTAGAAGAAGTTTTAGATCCTGCAGTTATTGTTGCTGGATCTGTTATCAAACCTTACAAAGCTCATGGAAAACAAGCAGCAGGTCTAGTAAAAATTATGTCAAATACTGGATCTCTATTTGAAATCGATGCTGCTCAATATGAATTATGGAAAGGGAATGTTGTTGACGTTGGTGGAGATTTAACTTTTGCTCTATTAGTAAAACATCTTGCAAAACCAATTGAAAAAGGTCTTGATAAAGATGTTGTTGCTATTGTTTCTCCTAAAACTTGGACTTCTTTAATGAAAGACCAGGCAGCTCTAAGACGTTTTGATTCTTCTTTCTCAACTAAGAAGAGCGAAAACGGTACTATGGCTATCGAGTTCTTCTCTCTTAACGGTAAAATTGAAGTTCATGCTTCTACTTACTGTAAAGATGGATATGCTTTCATTTTTGCTCCAGAAGAATTTGCTAGAATTGGTGCAACTGATGTAACTTTTGCACTTCCTGGTATGCCAGATCAATTCTTGCTACAATCTCCAGATAAAGCAGGATATGAAATGAGATGTTATGTTAACGCTGGATTGTTTACTAAGTCAATTGGTAAAACACTTCTTCTAAAAGGAATTACTCACGCTAGTGATTCAGCAATCGCTCCTTAATCTCTAAAAATCTAAAGGGTTATGCGATGTAACCAATTAAGGGAGTCTTCGGATTCCCTTTTTTATTTTAACAACTACTTATAGGAGATTTGCCTATGTCAGTAATTCTTACAGTCAATAATATAGATTTTGAAATACCTACCCAAGGATCTCAAGCTCCGTGGGCGGAAGGCCTAGATGGATGGCATGAAGAAGTTACTAAGGTATTAAAAACATTGTATGGTCAAGGTGATATTTTAGAAACAGGTTGTGCAATTACAAATAATGTTGCAAATCAGAAAGTATATAAACTTGCTTTTGATCCATTAGTTGTAAGATCTTTTGCAGTAAGAGGTAGCATCTCAAGACCTTCTTCAAGTTCCTATGTTTATGAGGAATTTGTTTTAGTTGGTTTAAATGAAGGGGGTAACTGGAGACTACAGCAAGATGGAATTGGAAATGCTGGAATCACTTTTACAATACAAGATAACGGACAAATACTCTATACAAGTACAAATCTAAACAATAACACACCTGGCATAATCAAGTATAGAGGTATAGGTCTTTTACAAAAATTAGACAACTAAGGAATAAATAATGACAATGCGTATTGGTAGACGATATTTCTTACATGGACTAGAATTACGTCCAACAACTGTTGAGACTGAAGTAACAGAAGGAACTATATTAGTAAACAGTTCTGAAAAAATTTTAAAAATTCAATTAGGGGATACTTTAAGAAAAGTCATTACAGACACTCAATTTCAAACAGTTATAAATAAAGTATTTGGAATTTCTACTGAATCAAACACAACAAATACAGGATCTGAAGCCTCTTTACCTCAACCCACAACGGGCGGTATTTTATTAAAAAATACATCATTAAACTCTATTGCAAATATTGGCGCAGGCGTTAGCGGACAACAATTAACTATTTTTAATAGAACTGGAAATTATGTAGGAGTTATAGACTCTTCTGCTATAAAAGGAATAACAGAAAATAGAATTCTTACAGGAACAGGAGCCTCAATTTCTTTAGCTCCAAACGCTTCTCTTAATTTAACCTATGACTTAGATGCTGCAAAATGGCAAGTAGTTGGTGGTTCTGGTGGAGGAGGTTTAACTTTTCAAGCTGTACAACCTCCGTCTCCGATAGGCCCTTTTAATGTTTTAACTCCAATATATCACGATGGTTTAGGTTGGAAAAAAGCAATAGCTAATGGATTAAATCCGAATACACTAGCTACTTATATTGTAGTAGAATCGTCACAAACTTCTTTTACTGCTGCAAAATTTGGTGTTTTTACAATTCAAGATCACGGTAAAACGGTTGGAGAGTTTTATTATGTATCTGCTGCAACAGAAGGCACTACCACTTCAGACGAACCTATAACAGGATATTCAAATCCTGTATTTTACGTAGAAGATCAAAATAAAATTCATGCGATGGTTCATAGACCAACATCTCTACAAAAAACTAGTTCTTTTGTAGATGATGCTTTTTATGTATATGATTTAGTTGATACGACTAAAAAATTTAAAATTGATGTAGATGGAAACTTCTCAACTACAACCACTTTAAAATCATCTCAAACACAAGATAGAACTTTAATATTACCTGATATAACAGATACTTTAGTAACAAAAAATACAATAGATACTCTTACTAATAAGACTCTAGTAGATTCTACTACAACAATAGTTGACGCATCAGATACTACAAAAAAGCTAAGATTTGATATTGGAGGAACTACAAATACATCAACTACAATAATCTCCTCTCAAACTACAGATAGAATACTATCTCTCCCTAACAATACAGGAACTTTAGTTTCTACTGGAGATATTGGAACAGTAACTTCAGCAATGATAGCAGATAGTACAATTGTTGATGCTGACATATCTACAACAGCAGCAATCGCAAGAAGTAAAACTGCAGCAGGATCAGCTTATAGATTAGTCACAAATGGATCTGATGGTAAATTAATTGATGCAGCAGCAATAACACCTGCAAAAGTTTTAATATCCGATGCAAATGGTATACCAACATCTTCTTCAGTAACTTCTGCTGAATTAGTAAAACTGTCAGGATCGATTACTACTACAAATACTGTACTAGGCACAAGCTCAACTGGAGCTTTGGTAGATGTTCCTGGATTAACTTATACATCTAATGCAATTATTTTAAATAATACTAAACATTTAGAAGAACAAGCTATTACTGATGCAGTGACTACTGGAACGGCATCAGTAATGACATTAGGTAATAGCGGAGTTTTAAGAATAACCAATGCGTCTTTAGCATCCTTATCAGGAATAACTGGAGGAGCTGACGGAAGAAAATTAGTATTATTAAATAGAACAGGCAGGGCGGTGGTTCTTTTAAATGAATCAACTTTAAGCGCTACAATAACTAATAGAATTATAACAGGAACGGCTACAGATTTATCTATGGCAAATAATAGTGCCGTAGCTTTACTTTATGATGCTACTACTCAAAGATGGCAAGTAGTTGGAGGTTCTGGATCTGGATCTGGGGGAAGCTCTGGAGCAAATACTTCTTTAAGCAATTTAACAAGTCCTACAACAATAAATGCTTCTTTATTGCCAAATGCTAATGCTGGTTTAACTTTAGGTACAATTGATGATGGATGGGATATTGTATATGCTGGAGGATATAGAACTCATAATAAAGCAAAAACTATAACAATTACCACCACAACTAATAACTATACCGTAACAGTATCTTCTATAGTAGGAATTGTTGCCGGAGTATCTAGAATTGTAAATACTACAGCATTTCCCGGTATGCCAGAAGGTCTTTTAGTAACTTCAGTAGGAACAACTACAGTAACAGTAGAAAGTTCTAGTTATGGAGTAACTGCCGTTACAGCTTCATCCTCTAAAGTATTATCTCCTTTAGATTTACAATCCTTATCAGAAACTGTAGCAGGAACTCAATCAGCTCCAGTTGTAATAAAATCAGGCACCACTCTTAATGGAAGTAGTAGAACAGGTTCAATAACAGTAGCATCAAGCGATGGTACAGCACAGACAGGAAATATTTCTATAGCAACAGGAACAACCACAGGATTTACAAGTGGTTCTATTTCTATAACAACAGGACTAGCAAACTCACTTTCCGGAGATATAACCATTAAGGCAGGAGATGCTAATGGAATGGTTGGAACCGAAGTTGCTGGAAATATAACAATACAGGCAGGAAATACTAATACAGGACTTGGTGGAAATGTAACTATTACAGCACCTTATAAAGCCTCAATTGAAGCTTACGCTTTAGTAAAAATTTCAAATAATACAAAAGTTTACGAAAGAGCTTTTAGTACTACATTAAGTGCAAATATAAATACAGCAACAACTATAAGTAATTTTTCTATAGATCCAACAAATGGATATGGAACAAACTCTCAAAAATTTACAAAAATTAATTATTTATTAGTTGAAAATACAACAGGTGAAGTTAGATGCGGAACATTACTAATTGCCGCAAAAAGTAGTAGTGTGTTTAGTATAAACGATACTTACACAGAAACTGCAAAAATTGGTAACGGAGTCGAGTTTTTATTAGCTCAAAATTCTGGAGTTATAGCATTACAATATAAAGGAACATCTACTAATACAGTAAGTGCAAAATTTGATGCAGTAAATATGTAATTAATTTTATCCTTTGATAGTGATAAGGGGAAAACAAAATGTCTCAACAATCTTTTAAAGTTGAAAAGTCAATTAGACTAAAACCTATAGTTTTATCTACTTTGACAAATCCAGAAAATGGTGAATTAGCAATTGATTCTTCTGATTCTAATATATTAAAAAAATATAACGAAACAACATCTGCTTGGGAATTAATTATTCCAAATGCAGTATTAACGACATCGATACAAACACTGACAAATAAATCATTAGTAGATTCTTCTACAACAATCATAGATGCAACTGACGCAACTAAACAATTAAAATTTGATGCCGCAGGAACTACATCAACTTCAACTACATTAGCAACATCTCAAACAGCAAATAGAACACTCACACTACCTGACACGACAGGTACTTTAATTTCATCAGCAGATGTAGGTACAGTAACTTCCCCAATGATTGCTAATGGTACAATAATAAATGCAGATATTTCAGCAACTGCTGCAATCTCCTTATCAAAACTTGCAACGGGGGCATTGCCATCATCAATAACAGTAGATAGCTCTAACATTGTAGACGGTAGTATCGTAAATGAAGATATTTCAGCAACAGCCGCTATAGCATTGTCAAAACTTGCAACCGGTGCATTACCTTCAGCTATTACTGTAGACAGTACTAACATTGTAGATGGTAGTATCGTAAATGCAGATATAAGTGCTACTGCTGCTATAGCTCTTTCAAAATTAGCTACAGGAGCTTTACCATCAGCAATAACAGTAGACAGTGCCAATATTGTAGATGGTAGCATTGTAAATGCAGATATTTCAGCAACAGCAGCAATTGCATTATCTAAATTAGCTACAGGAGCATTACCTTCCGCCATTACAGTAGATAGTACAAATATCGTAGATGGCAGTATTGTAAATGCAGATATTAATGCTAGTGCTGCAATTGTAGATACAAAATTAGCCACAATATCAACAGCAGGTAAAGTTGCAAATTCTGCAACAACAGCTACTTCAACTAATACATCAAGTACAATAGTAGCTAGAGATGCCTCTGGAAATTTTTCAGCAGGAACTATAACAGCAAGTTTAAACGGAAATGCAAGCACTGTAACTACTAATGCTAATTTAACAGGCCCCGTAACTTCTGTAGGAAATGCTACTAGTATTGGAACTGGAGTAATTACCTCTACTATGATTGCAGATGGCACAATAGTAGATGGCGATATTTCATCTTCGGCAGCAATTGCCTTATCTAAGTTAGCTACAGGTGCATTACCAACAGGCATTACTATAGCTAGTGCAAATATAGTAGACGGTACAATTGTTGACGCAGATATTAGTGCAACTGCTGCAATTGCTTTATCTAAACTTGCAACAGGGGCGTTACCAACAGCTATTACAGTCAATAGTTCAAATATTGTAGATGGAAGTATTATTGATGCCGATGTAAGCGCAACTGCCGCTATAGCTCTTTCTAAACTAGCTACAGGTGCATTACCAACAGGCATTACTATAGCTAGTGCAAATATAGTAGATGGTACAATTGTAAATGCAGACATTAATTCTAGTGCCGCTATAGCTCTTTCTAAACTAGCTACAGGAGCATTACCATCAGCTATTACTGTAGATAGTACTAACATAGTAGATGGTAGCATTGTAAATGCAGATATTAATGCTAGTGCAGCAATTGCATTATCAAAATTAGCTACAGGGGCGTTACCAACAGGTATCACAATTGCAAGTGCTAACCTTGTAGATGGTACAATTGTAAATGCAGATATTAATTCTAATGCTGCAATTGATGCTAGTAAAATTGCAGATGGATCAATTTCAAATACAGAATTTCAATATTTAAATAACGTAAGATCAAATATTCAAAATCAAATTGATTTTGCAGGAGGTCAAATAGTTATTTCTCCTACTACCAACGGAGAGACTACTACTTTAACTTTAACAACAAAAACAGCAATAATTATAACTACAAACACCTTTACACATAATGTAAAATTTCCAAGTGCATCTTCTTCGTTATTAGGTGAAGAATATAAAGTATATAATCCAGGAACCGTTGCAATAACTGTAAAAGATAGCACGGATAATACTGTTATAAACATTCCTGCTTCTTATGTAGGTTTTTTCAAATTAATAAGTAATACAAATTCTCCAAGCTCTTGGGCATCTGTAGTACTTCCAATTCTTAATAACTCCTCACAATTAAATGCAGCATCTAATAAAATTATAAATGTTGCTAATCCTGATAATAACACGGATGCAGCTAACAAATTTTATGTAGATTCTGTAGCTGGTGATAGAATTCTAGTTGGAGCTAATACGCCTGCCTATATAAAATGGGCAACTAATAACATTACTAAATATAACCAAACTGCAAAGTATTCAAGTTTAAGTTTAACAAATACAACTACAAAATTAAACTTAGTTAGAACTTCTACCTTCAGTTTAACCGAAGATTATCAATCTACTATTAAAATAATAATAAAAGGATTGGTAAACAACAATACCGCATCTGCAGTATTTGTAAAAAATGTACATATAGCTAATGGAACTTTAATAAACACAGATGACACTTTTATCTCCAGAAACTCTTATGCACAAACTGCAGACATACAGTGCGATTTGACTTATAACACAGTTAATACTAAATTTGTACTAGACGTATTTACGAGTGCAATTGATGTTACCATGCTTTCAAGTTCAGTAATTATAATTTTAGAAGAATCTCAGTATTAAAAATAGGAGAATAAAATGACTACAAAATTATTATATCACTTTAATGGAAATAGTCTAGACTATTCTGGAAATGATAGACATTTATCTCCAATATATGGCGCTACTATAACGTATCCGGCAGGAAAATTTTCAAATGGAATGAGTGGTGGTCAATTAATAAACCTAGCACATAATTTATCATCAATAGGCACTGGAAATTTTACTATTGAATTTTTTGTAAAAATGGAAGTAGATCCTAATCAAACTTTGCAATCTGGCATATTTTCATTATATTACGGACAAAATAATACAGGCCCTTTAATCAATATGGATTTTTCCACTCATGCTTTTGATGCAGAAAGGTATATAGGAATAAGTATTTTTACTCAAAATGGAGGTAGCGGTAGTGATTACATTATTCTTAGAAATTCAGATGCAGCACCTTATATTGGAACTGGATTTCATCATGTAGCTATTGTTAGAACAAGCTTAACAAATATAGATGCGTATATAGATGGATCTAAAATAGGTCAAATTACATGCCCTGATACTTTTGCAATAGTTCCAGGTATGATTACTATAGGACAAAGAGATGTTGTTCAAGTAATAGATGAATTTAGAGTTTCTGACATTGCAATATATACTGAAAATTTTACAGTACCTGATTCTGAATTTGTTGGAACGGCGGTTAGTTTTTTAGCCCCAACAAAATTATTATATCATTTTAATGATAATGCTAATGATTCTTCTGGAAATGCACTAGATTTAACAGTTACAGGATTTCCTGCATACATAGAAGGTAAATTCAATAACGGTATAAGAGGATTTAGCTCTTCTAATTATGTATCTAAAGATTTTACACCAATGCAAATTAGAGATATTTTATCAGATGGTTTAAATTTCACAATTGATTTTTACGCAAAAGCAAATAATTCAAATACAACAGTACAGCATATTATAGATATAGGATCTGAGTTAAGTATAGGTTTATTTTATAATACAAGCACGGGAGAAAACGGAATAAAGATTCAAAACTCGACCACTAGTTTTTATAATTCAGATATAGTTGGAATAAATGATTCTTTATTTCATCATTTTGCACTAGTAAGAAACAATAATAATTTAAAATTATTTGTAGATGGGAAGATTATTTTTCAAAATACTAATTTTACCACATCACTAGATTTAAATAACAATCTTACTATGACCATAGGTAATAGCTCAAACAAAACTGCTTTTGGAGATGCTCCATTCTTAGGAACATTAGATGAACTAAGAATTTCAAATATGGCTTTATTTTCTACAAATTTCTTAGCTCCGAGACAAGAAGCAACAATTATACCTCATAGAAAAGTGGCGCAAAAGACTTTAGGAAACAAATTATTGTTAGAATTAAATTATGATGCTGCTACTTATGGTTACTCAGCTCCTTTAGGATCAATGGCGCTAGTATCAGAATCAAATTCTATTGTTGGTAGATTATTACATAAAAAAGGTACAAACGATGCAGATTGGGAATCGCACGATATATCAGAACTTCAAGCATTATTAGATTCAAAATTAGATTTACCAACAGGAAATAGTACGCAATATATAACAGGTGATGGATCTTTAGCAACTTTTCCTTCTTTTGGATCTTCAGATAAATTAATAACTCAAGTATATAATGACACCGCTTCAACAATAGGAATTTTTAATGTTGTTTATGTAGATGGAGGTCATGGACAATTACCCACAATTGCATTAGCACGAGCAAATGCAGAAAGTACTTCAAGTAAATCATTTGGGGTAACATACACAAGTATATCAGCTAAGTCTACAGGCTATGTAGCTAATGCTGGAGTTATTGTTGGATTAAATACTCAAGATTATCAAGTTGGAGATTCTTTATGGCTAAGTCCTTCAATTGCCGGAGGAGTCACCACTACTAAACCATCTGCTCCGAATCATATGGTATTTATTGGAACTGTAATAAATAGGCATCCTAATAATGGTGTAGTTGATGTAAAAATACAAAATGGTTTTGAAATACAAGAATTACATGATGTTCAAATTGCCTCAATACAAGACAATCAAGTTTTAAAGTATGATGCTCCTAATTCTTTATGGAAAAATGAAACTCTAGTAAAATCAGATGTGGGGCTTGGCAATGTACCAAATGTAGATGCCACTGTTGCAAGCAACATTACACAAGATGCAACTCATAGATTTGTAACAGATACAGAAAAAACAACTTGGAATAGTAAACAAAATGCAATAGGTTTTACTACAGAAAATTCAGCAAACAAAGTTACATCGTTAGATAATCCAAATAGTACAACATACGCAACAACCTCAGCAATATCTACTGCATTAAGTGCAAAAGAAAATACAATAACTGGAGGTACTACATCTCAATACTGGAGAGGAGATAAATCATGGCAAACTTTAGACAAATCAGCAGTAGGACTTGGTAATGTACCAAATGTAGACGCTACTGTTGCAAGCAACATTACACAAGACTCAACCCACAGATTCACCACAGATACAGAAAAAACAACTTGGAATTCTAAAGAATCCGCTATAACATCAGGCACCACTTCGCAATACTGGAGAGGAGATAAATCATGGCAAACTTTAGACAAATCAGCAGTAGGACTTGGTAATGTACCAAATGTAGACGCTACTGTTGCAAGTAATATCGTACAAGACTCAACTCATAGATTTGTAACAGATACAGAAAAAACAACTTGGAATTCTGCAATAATTCCCACAGATACTTCTATAGCTAGTAATGATATAGATTGGACAACAGGAACAACTTTTTATAAAACAATAGCTGCGGACACAACATTAACTTTTTCTAATGTTACAGCAGGAAAATATATTAGCGTGTCTATAACAAACTCAAGCCCAACTCTTCCATATAGTGTAACATTTCCTAATGGCATACTATGTGAAGGCGCTTCTATTAATGGATATATTCCACCAAATTCAAGTAGAGTTTTTACGTTTATTAAAATAAACACTACTATTTATTGTCAAACGGCTTCAAATCCTAGAGAAGTTTCATTAGCAACATACTCTAATAACATACTATGGCCTTTTATAAAAAGTTATTACGGATCAACAAATGGAGGATCTTTAACTATAAATTGTTTAGGATCTGCAAACGGAGATTCTGTTAGAGTTGTTATAGTAAACACAAGCACAACATCAAATGCAACAATAAATTTTACAGATTCTACAGCAACAAGTGTTAGTTATATGTTTGGAAGTTCAAATACAATGACCTTTAATGCAACAGGTACAAAAAAAGTTATGTTTACTTTATATAGAACTAACGGACATATAAGTATAAGATCAGAAACATTAATTAACTAATACGGGAGTATAAAATGAGTAAAAGTATAGGAACTGGACAAACAAATGCTTATTATCCATCTTCTTTGGAAATATTTAACGTAACTATAGAAAATATTGTTGCAAAAAATGGGATATTATATTTTAAAGCTCCTAGAGATGTTACTATTAGTACAGTATCGGTTCAATTATTTGAAAAAAAAGGTATAGTTTCTGGTATATTAGAAGTTGATATTAAAGCATCTTCAAACAAAACTCCAAATGCGAGTTTAATGACTTCCGTATTCACTACAAAACCTAGTTTAGATTTTTCTTCATCCGGAGTTGTGGACTATTCTCAAACAACAAATCAAGCTTTAAGTCAAACTACTAATAAAATAGCTACTGGAGATTTTCTTAGATTAGATATTACTTCTATTCCTTTAGGATTTAATGGAAGTATCCATGTGGTTGTACATGCAATGTAGGAAATATTATGCCATTTAAATTATCTTTATTGCCAAATCCTTCTAAAGATTTTACAACTATTATAGATTGGTCGGATAGTAATACCCACTACACTTCTTCTGCCTTGTTAAATTTAACAATTACATTCAATAATGCAGTAGATGGAGCTAGAATAACAGCTAAAATAGCTAATATTGGAACTTCCACAATGTCTATTACATGGCCTTTAGGTGTATTTGGAGCTGATACGTCTATTGCAGCAGGAACTACAAAAATCATCACACTTACTAAAATTAAAAATGCAACATATGCTACTTTAGAAAATACATGTAATACATCTAAAACCTTCACTACTTCTGGAACATTTACAGTTCCAACAGGAGTTACAAAAGCTATTATCTATATAACTCCATCTACTGGAGGAGGAGCTTCTGCAACAAATCCCACAACCTATCCAAATGTAGGAATTAGCGGAGGTGGAGGAGGTTATGCAGCTAATACAACTCAACAAATATCCGTCACACCAGGTTTAACTTATGCTGTAAATGTAGGTGCGGCAGGAACCGCAGGATCTAGTTCTAATGGTGGAAATGGCGGAACTACTACTATAACTCAAGGAGCTTCAACTTTAGTATCTGTTGCTGGAGGTCAAGGAGGTCTTATGAATGGGCAAGCAGGGTTATTAGGAGGATCTGGCATTAATGGCGGAGTAAATCCTTTTAGAACTTCTAGTATTGGAGGGACTGGAGGCACTCCTGGTTATTGGTGGCATAGTCCTATTGGCAATTATTTGTTTCCAGGAACTGCCCCAACAGCAGGAACTGCAGCAATTGTAACAGTGCAATTTATATAGGAATAGATATGTCAGTAAAATATAAATTAAATTCAGATCCTAGCGTTACTTTTACCACTAATATAGATTGGTCATTAGGGGATGTTTTTATAGCAGATATTGACTCTAACCCTACATTAACATTTTCTAATGACACAGATGGTAATAAAATTATAATTAAATTAGCCAACACTTCTGCGACCGTTGCTAGAACAGTAACATGGCCTACTAATGTTGTTATATTAACTGCAGATAAAGACCTTGCGGCTGGATATACAAAAATATTTAGCTTAGTAAAAGTCGGTAATACTGTATATGCGACTTTAGATTTTTCAGCTACTTCTAAATTAGTTTATAATACTGCAGGTACTTATTCAATTACTATTCCAGCAGGAAATACAAAAATGCAAGCTTTTATAATACCTGCTTGTGGTGGCGGCGGAGGTGGCGGAGGAACTGCTGCAAATGGTGCAGGCGGCGGCGGTGGAGGATATGGTCAACAAGTATCAATCACTACACAAGTAAATGTAAATGATCAATTTACAATAATTGTTGGAGCCGGAGGAAGTAAAGGAGATGGAGGAAATTATAATGATGTTGGAGGTTCTGGATCAAACGGAGGTTTAACTTCTATAAAAAAGAACATTGATAATTCTATTATACTATCAGCTTCAGGAGGATTAGGAGGAGGGGGAGGAGGACTTCCAGAAGATAATCCTGCACAAGGAGGCGCTGGAGGACAATTAGGAGGGCAGGATGGTAAAAGTAGAACGGGAGGTTGGTATGATGATTGTTATGGGGGTACAGGAGGAATAAATCCTGACTATAATGATAGCCGAGGTGGTAATGGAGGAGCTTCAAATCACGGATCTCCGGCTCAAAGTGGAACCAAGGGAACAGACGCTATAGTAATAATAAATTTAATACCTTAAGGAAATAACATGGCAACAAAAATAATAACATTATCTTACCCTTCTTTAAGTTTTACAAATAATATAGATTGGTCGCAAGGAAAAGTATTTGAAACAAGAGTAACTAAAAATTTAAGTATAAATTTTACAAAAGATACAGACGGTAAAAGAATTATAATTAGTTTAACAAATATAACTCCAATACCAATTACAATAACTTGGCCTTCTAATGTGACAGGATCTAATATAACATCACTAGAAGCTAATCAAACGGCTACTTATAGTTTAACAAAAATTGGAACTTTAATATATGCCAGTAAGGAATCTTCAACTCCGTATGCAGCAGTTTTTACTTCTAGCGGAACTTTGACAATTCCATCAGGAGTAACAACTATTTACGTAGACGTAATTCCTTCATCTGGTGGCGGCGGCGGTGGCGGAGGATATGTTACAGTAGGCTCTCAAAAATTTGGAGGCAGCGGCGGCGGCGGTGGAGGATATGCTACTATATCAACTAGACAAAGTATAAATGTAAATCCTACTGAAGTTTATAATGTAAATATAGGAGCAGCAGGAGCAGCAGGAACTGCAGGAGTTAGTGGAGCAACTCCCACTAACGGCGGAGATGGCGGAAACGGAGGAACTACTACAATAATAAAAGTTGGAGATACTTTACCAAAATTATCTGTATTAGGAGGAAATGGAGGAAAGGGCGGTATTAGCGGTGTAGGTCTTGTATATCCATTAAATGGAGGTGTTGGTGGAGAACTCGGAGGAAATCAAGGAGGAACTAGGTACTCAGACATGTCTGGAGGACTTGGAGGAATAGGCGGAGCTAATCCAGATTATAGTTTATCCAAAGGTGGAAACGGAGGTAGTGGAGGATCAAATGCTCAAGGAGTAGCATTAGCTGGTAGTGTAGGAACATCTGCAATTGTTTTAATTAGTTATGCATAGGAGAATATATGTTAGAGTTAATTTGTACATTAAGAGCTTCACAATTATTTTTACATCAAGCACACCTATTAGTTAAAGGCGCTGTATTTTTACAAGATCACGAATTTCTTGGCAGTTTATATTCTGAATTGGAAGGAGAGTTTGATTCTGTATCTGAGCGTTTAATTGGACTTGGAGGACAAGATCAATTAAATCTTCAAGCTGTAATGGCAAAAGTAAATGAGAAATTAAAGTCATGTCCGTCTACAGGCACAAAAGAAAATAAAGAATTTTTTAAATATCAATTAGAATTTGAAAAATCTATTTGCTCTCAAGTTGAAGCTTTATGTAAAGCAGGAGCATCTCAAGGTACAATTCAACTTTTAGGCGATGTAGCTAATAAATCTGAAATGAGACAATATAAACTTAAGCAAAGAGTAGCATAATGCCTTATAAATCTAAAGCACAAGAAAGATTAATAAAAGCTGCAGCGCATAATCCAGAATTTGCAAAAAAAGTAGGGTTTGAACATGAGGCAGCTAAGAAATTTATGAAAGACGCAGAAGGTGAACCTAAACCTAAGAAAGAAAGATTCACTAAATTAAAAGATAAAATTTTTAAAAACTAATACTTTGCGTTATAATTAACTCTAAGTTTCAGATTTAACAACTATTTAGAGAGAGAATTTATGGCGCAACGTGGATCAAAAGTAAATATAGTTGAGTATATTAAGCAATCCGGGGTTGTGTTCAAGGAAGTATCCGTCTCTGGGGAAACCGTATTACGGATAGTCATAGAAAATGCAGGGGCTTCAAACACAATAGAAGTTCGTGGAAAGATCTATGGACAAAAAGATTATATACTAATAGATAGTGTTAATGGAAATGGAACAAAAGATTTTAATGTTGAATTATATGATTATGTGCTTATTGATTGCACCCATTATGATTCGCCTATAAATTATCTAAAAGTTATTGCAAGTTCTTTTTCAAATGCTACTGTGAGTGCTATAAACGGAGGAACTTCTAGTACAGTAACTTGGGATGAAATAAATACAACATTTCCTTCTCCTGTAACTGAACTGTATACGTATAAATATAAATCTAATACAGTACAGACTGTATTAGTTACTTATGACAGTACTATGAAGAAAACCATAGTATCTTTACAAAAAACGAGGTTCTAATGCCGTGGCGTTTTGATCCCATTGCTGAAGATATTGTATGGACAGTAGAGACTAGTACTTTATTAGAAAATGCAGCTATAGATTTAGGAAGCGCTATTGATAGCGATCTAAGTATTGACACTGGATCTAGATCTAATGATAGTTCAGTAATAGATCAAGGATTAAGGGTAATAGATGGCAGTATTTAAAGCGCCGAGAATTACTACCGCTCAAAGAGAGGCTTTGCTCCTTGAAGCAAGTGAGATTGTATATGATACAGACAAGAGTAATTTCTACGGGGGAAACGGAACTCTAATAGGCGGTTTTCCTTTAGGAAGTGGCTATTTCAACTCTGAAAAATATATAGTAGAGCAGATTGTTTTAACAACTGATGATATCAATAACAAAAATGTAAAACTATTAAATGCGCCAATAGATCCTCAATATGTAACTCTTACCATAAAACATGGCATAAGTCAAATAAATGGTGAGGATTTCATAGTGACTGATGATTTATTGAGTTGGAACGGTTTGGGGTTAGATGGGTTTTTAGAAGCTGGAGATGTGTTGATTATAGAATATTCTTTAATACAACAATCTGGTATCACTATTCAAACCATAACTTTAAACTCACAGCATATAGCAAATAAGTACGTCACTCTTTTAAATGCTCCTGTTAATCCTAGCTCGGTAACATTAGATATAAAAGGAGGGATTTCTCAATTATTTGGAGAAGACTTTTTTGTTATGGGAGATATGTTAACTTGGAATACTTTAGGATTAGATGGATTTCTAGAAGTTGGCGATGTATTAATTATAGAATTTTAAAAACAACAGATGCTCTATAACAGAGCATTAACTAAGGGGGATTAAATGGCTCAACAAATTTCTAAAAAATTTCTTGGCGATCAACAGGTTGATGGTTCCAAGATTAAACTCGAACAAGGTCAATCTATCAAAGCCGTTGATAATAACGGTCAAGAGGTAGAGCTTATTAAGATTAGCTCTATTAATGGAGACATTACTCTTAATGGAGTTAAGCCTGCATCTGCATCAAATTTAAGCACTGTTCAATCAGATGTATCTACTGCAAAAAGTGATATTTCTACATTGAAGTCAGATGTATCTACTGCAAAAAGTGACATTACTACATTAAAATCCGATGTAGCTACCGACAAGAGTGATATCTCTACTTTAAAATCAGATGTATCTACAGCTAAAAGTGATATCTCTACTTTAAAATCAGATGTATCCACAGCTAAAACAGATATTTCTAATTTAAAATCAGATGTTTTAGTTGCTGAATCTAGTATTGTTAATTTACAAAGTGATGTAAATACTCTTAACTCTGATATGTTAAGTGCTCAGTCTGATATTTCTACATTGAAGTCAGATGTATCAACAGCTAAATCTGATATTGTTACTTTAAAGTCGGATGTATCAACAGCTAAATCTGATATTGTTACTTTAAAATCGGATGTATCCACTGCTAAAAGTGACATATCAACAGCTAAATCTGATATTGTTACTTTAAAATCGGATGTATCCACTGCTAAATCTAATATTTCACAATTGCAAACAGATGTTGCTGCAAAAATCTCATCTTCTCAGAAAGGTTCTGCTAATGGCGTAGCAGAATTAGATTCAAATGGTAAAGTTCCTACAGCTCAATTACCGGCATCAATTGTTGGAGCATTAAAATATAAAGGAACTCTTGATGCTTCGTTGGGAGTTTATCCTTCAAATCCAGCACAGGGAGACTACTATGTTATTTCGGTAGCAGGTTCTATTTCTGGACATGCTTATCATGTTGGAGATTGGGCAGTATATGATGGAGTTGCTTGGGATGATATTGATAACTCTCAAACAGTAACTTCGGTAAATTCTAAAGTTGGAGCAGTTGTATTAAAATCTGACGATATTGCAGAAGGTACTGTAAATAAATATTTTACAGATGTTAGAGCTTCTGCCGCTGCACCGGTTCAAAGTGTTGCAGGAAAATCAGGAGTTGTAGTTCTTGCTAAAGCTGATGTAGGATTAGGAAATGTAGATAATACATCTGATGCAAGTAAGCCAATTTCAACTGCAGTGCAAACTGCTTTAGATTTAAAACAAAACAGCCTTGGTACCGGCACAAATTCTCAATTCCTTAGAGGAGATTTATCTTGGGCAACTATTAGTGCAAGCAAAGGCACAAGAATATTTACTGTAGGTATTGATGCAAATACAATCGCTGGATGTATTGCTTTATGTACAAGCCCTTCTGCAACAAACAATTATATTATTGAAATTCCTCCAGGAAGCTATACAGAAGATTTAACAATACCAGGCAATGTTCATTTAAAAGGAATGGCAAGCCCTGGAGATACCCTATCTGTAAAAATTATAGGACAACACACTGTCACTGGAACAAGCAATAATGCTCTAAACAATAGAGTAGTAATTGCAAACATCCTGTTTACAAGTTCACACGCAACTACACCAATTTTAACTGTTAGCGGAACTCTTGCTACGACACAAGTTCAAATTAGTGGATCATTCTTTACTCAAACTGCAACTCAATCAACATCAAAAACTATTAGCATTGGTGCTTTTGGTTCAGTTTATTTGAATGCTACTCTTATTAGAAACGCAGGATCAGGAGCAGGAGGTACTGCTATTGTAATGTCTGCTGCAGGAGCACAACTTTATTCTCAATTTGGATTGGATATCGATGGAGGCTCATGTGCATTAGATATGCAAGCTGCTGGGTATGCTCAAATTATTGGTGGTATTATTGCTACTCAAGGTTCTCAAGTTATTAAAATTGCAGCAAGCGGTTCAGTAGGTATTGGTAGTACAACAATTACTAACAATGCAACAGTTGGTCACGGAGTTAACATGGTTGGGGCTGGAGCAAGCTTTCTTGCAGCTCACTCAACATTTAATGTTCTTAACGATGCATCTACTTATGCTGTTACGGGAGTTGCTGGAACTTATTATTCATTCTTCTCAATTAATTATGGAAGTCTTGCTGCTCTTGGTGTTGTAAGAAACACTAAAATTGGAGCAAGTGTAACTCAAACTCGTTATAGCGGTTCATTAGCATCTGCGGATCTTAGTGATTTTTCTTCTGCAGCACAGTCTGCCGTAGTTGTAAATGCTATTAACTCTGGAGTAACTGCAACAGCTCCATCACAAGCTGCGGTATATACAGCTCTTGGTAATAGACTAGCTACTGCAGGCGGTACAATGTCTGGTGCTATTGCTATGGGTAGCAACAAAATTACTGGATTAGCTGCTGGATCAGCAAATGGTGATGCTGTAAGATATGAACAAGTTCTTTTACTCGCAGGCGGTACAATGTCTGGTGCTATTGCTATGGGTAGCAATAAGATTACCGG